GCGACCTTCGCCGCGGTGACGGCCTGGTCGGCGAGCGCGAGCTCGGTGACCGCGCCGTTGGCGAGCTTCGCCTGAGTCACCGCATTCGCGGCGAGCTTCGCGTTGAGGACTGCGCCGTCGGCGAGCCGGGTCGAGTCGATCGCGGCCGCCGCCACCTTGGCGGTGGTGACGGCCTGGTCGCCGATCTTCTGCGCCGTCACGGCGAGGTCGGCCAGCTTGGTCGAGTCGATCGCGGCGGCCGCGACCTTCGCCGCGGTGACGGCCTGGTCGGCGAGCGCGAGCTCGGTGACCGCGCCGTTGGCGAGCTTCGCCTGAGTCACCGCATTCGCGGCGAGCTTCGCGTTGAGGACCGCGCCGTCCGCGAGCCGGGTCGAGTCGATCGCGCCCGTGGCCACCTTGGCGGTGGTGACCGCGGCGTCGCCGATCTTCTGCGCGGTGACCGCGAGGTCGGCGAGCCGGGTCGAGTCGATGGCGGCCGCCGCGACCTTCGCCGCGGTGACCGCCGAGTCCGCGAGCGCGAGCTCCGTCACCGCGCCGGCGGCCAGCTTGGACTGAGTCACCGCATTCGCGGCGAGCTTCGCGTTGAGGACCGCGCCGTCCGCGAGAGCCCATGACTCCACCGCGCCCGCGGCGAGCTTCGCCGCGGTGACAGCATCGTCCGCGAGCAGCAGATCGTTGATGGCGCCCAGCGCCACCTTCTCGCTGGTGACAGCCGCCGCGGCCAACTTCGCCGCTGTGACCGCCTCCGCGGCCAACTTGACGTCGGTGACAATCCCGTCGATCAAGTCCTGTGACACGGCCTGCCGCGGCGTGCCCTGCACCGCCACGGACGCACCACCAGTCAGCAGCGCCGTGTTCTGCGCGACCAGGCGCACCCACACCGGGTCGTAGCCCTCGATGTGGACGGTGGCCGTGCCGCCGAGCAGCGCCGTGATCGTGGCTATCTGCGTGGTCAGGGACGGGGTGAAGTCCTCGGCCGTGCCGACGTGGACCTGGACGAGGGAGAAGTCGGCGGGGGCCGCGTCGGCGTCCGCCCATTGGCCGTCCCAGTCGATGACCAGACCGGCCAGCGCCTCCGTGACGGTCGGGGCGGACGGTGTGGGCGGCGGCTCGGTGTTGACCGGGTCGGGGACCAGGGCGATGGTGCCGTCGGACTGCACGCCGACGGAGCCCTTGAGCGTCCCTTCCTCGTCGTAGATGTCGAGGCTGCCGCCCTCGATCGACGCATAGTTCAGTTGGTTGGTGCGCTCCAGCGCTGCCAGCCGGTCTTCGAGCGCCTTGAAGTAGCCGGCGAACTGCTTCGCCTTCTCGCGCTCGTCCAAGCGGAAGGACGACACCCGTCCCTCCCTCCCGTGTCCCACAGGCCGCCGGGATGTCCGGGGGCAGAGCGGGAGAGTGGGAGGAAGGAGGGGTTAGCGTCTCGGGCAGGTCAGCCGTAGAAGTCGGAGCGCGTCAGGTTCAGCACTGCGGTGCCGGCTGCGGGGTCGATCTCCTCGGACACGATGCGGTGCCAGATCGCCAGCTCGCCCACCCACGGAATCTCGACCTGGACGAGGATGCGGTCGCCGAGTGCCCACGAGCCCAGAGGGGCGTTGGGGTGGTGGCGTATCGCGATGCTGGGAATGGTGAGCTGCTCGCTGTGCTTGGCCCGTTCCTTCTTGCCGTACTCGGTGAGGGCCTTGGCGTTCGCGGTGCTCTTGTAGCTGACGAGCTTGGCCCGCCGGACCCGCTTGTCGTTCACGACGACGCGAGCCCGAGCAGTCTTCGCGCCCGACCCCTTGCCCAGCACGTAGATGTTGTTGGCGAAGAGGTCGCCTTGGCCGGTGGGGGTCGCGATCTCGATGATGTTCTCGCCCTGACTGAACCGGAGATCACTGCGGGACTTGCCGAGCCGTCGGCGGCCCAGGGCGACGTGGTGGAGGATCTTCTCCTTGGAGCCGTCCCAGTAGTGGCGTTCGAGGTAGTCCGCATGGGCGAGGCTCATGACATCGCCGATGACCTGACCGCAGTCGGGGTTCTCCCACCACTGGAGCTCCCACGGGTCCTCGCCGGAGGCAGCGCCGAGCTTGTAGCCCGAGTCGTGTCCGTCGATGGTGATGCCGAGCTTGCCCGCGTCGTAGCTCTGTAGGTGGGCCCAGATGTGCCGATACACATCGAACACGTCCCACCGGCTGGAGATCGGGTCCTTCGGGCGCTTCGGCATCTTCTTCTTCGGATGCGTGTGGTCTATGTAGCCGTCGTGATTTTTGTCTTTACCCTCGTACGCCCATTTTTTGGGGATCTTGGCGCCTGAGCGGATCGTGTCCCCGAGGTAGGGCATGCCGTTCGGGTAAGCCGTGTAGCCCGCGCACGTGACCTTCATGGCCTGGCCCTCGAAGCCCAGGTTTGTGACGATGCCGCCCCACCGGATCCGGCCCTCGAACTCGGCGAACAGAGACGTGGCCCACTCGGCGATGACGGGCAGACCGTCAGGCTTGGCCATGAGCCGCAGGTACTCCGGGTGAATGCTGCCCTGCATCTGCCCTGGCCCGTTTAGCTCTCGTTTAGGCGGCCCGTCCGCCTCGAACGGAACATCCCAGTCGAGGAAGTCACCGGACACCGTCCGCATCGCGATGTACCGCCAGCCGTTGGCCATCAGGCGCTCACCGGCTCCTGCGAGTAGGTCACCTCAAGAGAGAGAACGGTGCTCGCGTCCGCGCGCAGCACCCCCGTGACGCCCACTGTGCCGATGCCTTCCACATCGATGTCGAGCACCTGCCCGCGGTTCTCGGGCGCGAGGAGGAACTTGTGCCCGGCCTGCACGGCGAGTCGGCTCGCCTGCGTCGCCCCGTACGGCATGCCCACTCCGTGCTGCTCGCCGAGCGACACCCGCACCTGACCGCCGGCCTCCGTGGCATCGGGGTGCAGCACGCCCGTGACGAGGACGTGCACGGCCGCATGCGTCGCCCACTCCGGGGTCTTCTCCGACCAGGTGGCGCCCAGTGGCCAGACCTCCCACTCGTCCGTGACCGGGCCGACGTCGTCCGGCGTCGACCAGGCGCCCGGCAGGTAGCGGCGGGAGGTCTGGGAACGCGGCCGCACCATCTGCCGCAGATCCTTGACCATGGCGGCGGTGATGACAGTCGTCGATGCAGGCATGTCGATCCGGGCCAGCGTGACCGCGGTCGAGTCCGGATCGATGTCAAGGATGCTCGTGGTACCCGGAGGTACGTCGGGGATGACCCGGGTCCACACGTACGGCCCGACCTCCGGATCCTCCGGCGTGGGCCACGTCTCCCCGCCGAACGGATCCTCGACCCTGGCAATGATCAGGTCCGACCGGCCGCCGTCGGACGACGTCGGTTCGATGTCGACCTGCTCCGTCGTGGCCATCCGCGCCGCGTAGCTCTGATTGCCGCCACCCACGACAACCCGCCGCTTCGCCACCATCGCTCCGGGGCCAACCTGAACCGCCGAGCCTGGAGCCTCCAGAGCGGTCACCAGGAGGTCGGCCGGACCGACGATGCCCTCCCCGCCGCACGCGGCCGCTTCAACGATCAGGCGCATCGTCTCCTCGGACGCTGCCGTGCCTTCTACAAACCAGGGGATGCCGTCCCACATGCCGTCTCCTTCTCCGTACCGGAGAGGAGAGAGTGGGTGGCCGCAGCGCCTACTGTCGCCCGCTCACCACCAGCCGTACGCATCCCGCCAGGCCATGCGTATCAGCGGCCCCGTTGGAAGGTGGGCCGCCGACTTCGTGTACGACAGCGACATCGTCCAGTACCCGGGCGGAATGAACATCTGCGCCAGTCGCGGACTCGCCCGCGTCAACTTGTCGGCCACCGAGCCCTTCGACGTCGCTCCGTCGTAGTGGGTGACCGTACGCACCCACGGGCGAGCATCGATCGTGACGTGGTCCCCGGCGTCGATCGTCATGGACAGCTGCACAGCCCACTGGTCTGACAACGAGAGCTTCGGGTTCTTGCACGGCCCGTGGATCTCCACGTACGGGTAGGTGTTCAGGGTGCCGGCCTGCTGGACCGCCGCCGTCTTCTTGGACTGGAAAAGCCAACTGCCGCTCGACCCCCGGCCCGGCCGCGGCGGCAACCCCCCAAGGATCCGGTGGTCGTAGACCGTGGCCTCCTTCTCCGTCGCGTCGTAAAACCGGTCGTCGACGGCCTCGAACTGGGCGACGACCGGCGTGTACCCCTGCCGGGACAGACGTGAATGCGAGACCGCGAACTTCCGCGGCCGCCCATAAAACTGCCGGGTTCGGCCTGCAGTCGTGTGCATCAGCCAGCCGACTCGGCCCGCCCCCGCGCGGATCGAGTCGGCCCGCCACACCTGTCGCAGCATGTTCAGCCCGTCGAGCCCCCACAGGTGCACGCCCTGGTCCTTCTTGAAGGTGCGGGCAGCCACTTCCTCCACGGCTGTCCAGTCGCCCACCCGGTCGCCGTTCGTCCAGGGGCGTCTGGGCCAGTGCAGATCGATCGGTCCCCTACTGCCGTCGACTCCGAGCTCGAACGTGACGGTCGCGTTCCGCTGGTAGTCGCGGCCCATACGGACACCGTCCTCGCCCGGCAGCGACGCGTCGGCCAAATCCATGTCGGCGAAGGCGATGTCCGGCTCGCTCAGGCAGTAGATGCCCGAGGACTCCCGGCCGAACGTCAGCGATGCGCCCGGGTAGGCGTTGTAGGAGGAGTAGCCCAGGAGCCATTCGCCGTCTCTCACGGGGTGCCTCCCAGACGGATCCGGCGAAGCTCGAACATGGCGTCCTCCAATGCGGTGCCGGTGCTTGCGACGGCACCGATGTTCAGGTTGAGGTCGCCGCCGACGAGGGCGCCGGCGCCCTGCGGGGCGGACGAGCGCGGTGCGGTGACGGTGCGGGTGGACGAGGAACGGGCCAGGGAGACGGCTCCGTTGGCGAAGGCGCGCGGTCCGCCCTGGCCGGGGTAAACGACCATGCCGCCGAACATCTGGGCCACCTGGTCGAGGATCGCCTTGCTGCGCTTCCGCTTGGATTTGGCCAAAGGGAGGTAAGCCTCGCCCTGAGTCTCGTCCTCCGCCCATATGCGCCATTCGCCGCCCTTTGCGATTTGGGCGATGTGGTTCTCGGCGCCGTTGGCGAAGGCGCGGACACGGGCGCCGATGGCGTTGATGCCGCCCTCGGCGTAGCGCAGGATGCCGCCGTTGGCGTGCCGTGAGACGACCGACGGCTTGCCCGACTCGCTGTACTGGACGGTGACGTGCACCGTCTTGCCGGTGAGGCTGTTGATCTTCCCCTGGATCGCCTGCACCTGCTGGATCGGCGTCTTGTTCGGCGCGGTGATCTTCACCGTCTTGCCGTGTGACCCGTCCACCGTCTTGATCTTGTAGCCGAGATCCTTCAGCGCGGACAGTGCCGTCTTGGTGGGCGTCTTGACCTCGATCGACTTGCCCTTGGGCAGGCCCGACACCTTCTGTTGCACAGACTTCAGGTCGCCGGCGGCCTGCTTGATGATCGCCTGGACGGTGACCTTCTTCTTGTCCGGCGCGGCCGCGATGTCGTCGGCCAGGGCCGCGATGTCGATGCGGGCCTTGCCGCTCGGGGCGGTGACGACGACGTTCTTCGAGCCGGGGATGCGCTGGAAGCTGTAGCCGAGGAGCTCAAGCTGAGTGCGCGCCTCGATCGTGGGCGACTTGATCTGAATGCCCTTGCCCGGCGGGATGCTCGCCAGCTGCGTACGCAGCCCCAAGATTTCCGCGGTGGCCTTCGGCATTCCCTCCGTGGTGATCAGCGTGGTGATCTGATCCGGGATGAACCCCATCTGATCCGCCAGCGCCTTCGCCGCGGGCGCCGGGATACCCAGCGCCTCGGCGAGCGCGATCGCCTTCGTGCGGGCGGATTCCGCGGCGTCCCGGCTGGTGTTCATCGCCTCCGACAGAGGGATGAGGTTGTTGTCGGCGGCCTCGCGCGCGCTCGTGGAGACCTGGAGCATGCCGTCCCGCAGCTCCTCCAACTTCTGGTTCAGATCCTGGCCGTTCTTCGTGGACGTGTTGACCAGCTTGTCCGTGCCGACCAGGGACTTGCCCCAGCCATCGGAGTGCTCGATGTTGTCCTTCATCGTGTCGTCGATCTGGAGCATCGTCTGGTTCAGCCGCGCGGTGGCGTCGTGGATCGACATGGTGTTGCCCTTGAGGGAGTCAAGGGCCGACCTGAGCGCCTGGACCCGCTCGTCGGAGGTCTTCGTCTTGTCGTTGAAGTCCGCGATGGCGCCACCGAGCCGGGTGTAGGAGTCGACGCCGGTGACGCCGCTGTCCTTCATGGCGTCCGCGGCTTCCTTGCTGTCCCGCTTGGACTTGGCCAACTCACCGTTCACGGAGCCGAGCGCGTCGGCCGCCGCCTTGTACTTCAAGCCGATCTCGTCTGGCACAAGGACGGAGGCCTTGTCGCCCGCGATGTTCTTGTACTCCATGTGGTCGTTCATCAAGCCGAGCATCTTCTTGCGCAGGTCACCGATAGAGCCGCCCTGCTCCAAGTAGGCGTCGGTGAGATCCTTCAGCGACACGCCCGCATTGCGCATGGTGTCGACCAGCCGCCCCTTGCCGTCGGCAAGCTGCGTGTCCTGGAGGAGCTGCACGGCCTGCGCGCGCACGTTCGCGTCGATGACGCCCTTGGAGTCAGCGAGGGCCTTCGCCAGGGACTGGACGCGCTCCTTGTGGGCGGCGGCCGCCCGGGCGTTCTGCTCCTGCTTCGCGGCGAGGAGACCGAGCCCGATCGTGGCGCCCGCGATCGCGATACCGAGGGGGCCGCCGAGGGCGCCCACAAGGCCAGTACCGACGGTGCGGACAAGGCCCCCTGCCGCGGTCGCGGATGTCCGGGCTGCTGCCCTGATCCCGCCCAAGGAGCTGCTCAGCCGGCCGCCCTCCGTGGAGGCTCCACGGTAGGCGAGCTGCATGCGCTGCCATGTGCTGATCTGGGGGCCGATGGCGCCAGGCCCCAGACCGTTTGCCGCGCTCCTCAGACCCGTCATGGACAAGCCGAGGCGCTGCACGATGCTGACGACACCGCCCACAACCTTCAGGGCGAGCATGGTGCCGAGGAACGTCGCCAGGACCGTGTTCGCCCCGGGGATGACGCGCATGAGCGTGTTGAAGACGCCCAGGAGACCGCTGAACGCCTGCATCAGCACGCCGAGCCCGCTGCCTGCCGCGGACAGGTGCCCGACGGCGGTCGCCAGGTTGGAGATCAGGCTGATCAGGCCAGGGCCGATGCTGTGGCCGAGGGAGCTGAAGAACGTGCCCAGGGCGGGCCCGAGCTGGGTGCGGATCTGCCGGATCAGGTCCCTGACCCCGGTGTCCCGAGCAGCCCGGCCGAAGCTGCGGAAGAAGTCGCCGACGAGCATGTTCAGCTCGTGGAACGTGCCCGCAGAGTCCTCGTAGAACTGTTTCATGGCGGCCTGGCCCGGCTTGCTGTGCGCCCACCGGTCGAAGCGCGTCATCGTGCCCTCAAGGCCGTCGAGGAGGGTGTTGCCGACGTCCATGCCGGCCTTGCTCATCCCGCCGAAGCCCTTGATCATGTGCAGCGTCGTGCGGCCCAGCTGGTCCGCCTTCTGCCTGGCGTGGTCGAGGAACTTCGCCAGCGAACCCGTCTCGCGGCCCGCTTGCACGGAGGCCCGCACCCACTGCGTCAGCCTCTCGGCGCCCGCGCCGACCTGTTCCACGAACGGGCCGGAGGCGACCAGGAAGTCGAGGGAGGCGTGACCCAGGTTCGCGAGCCCGTCGGTCAGGTGGCCGATGACGGTGTTGCTGGTGCCCGCGATCGTCTTGAAGTCCCGGCGGAACACGCCGGTCTGCATGAACTCCGCACCGCGGTGGGCGAGCTCGCCCATCTGCCCGGCCGCGTCACCGAGGGTGCTTTGCAGGAGCGGCATGACGGAGCGTGCCAGGGGCTTGATGTCGTTGGCGACCTTGGAGAAGAACCGCTCGGAGACGGCCATCTTGACCTTGTCCCAAGCCACTTGCAGCTGGGAGACCGCTGTGACCGCCTTGCGCGCCGACGGGCTGAGCTGGTCCATCGCCTGCTTGAGCTTCGCCTGTTGCGCTGCGGTGACCTTGCCACCGGCGGCCGTCTGCTGCTGGAGCTGCAACGACTCCTTGAGGGCCTTACCGAACCCGGAGAAGGCGACCTTCGTGCCGATGAACGCGGTACCGATGGCGGCGACCAGGCCGGGGATCGCGCCGAGGACACCCACGGCCGGCGCGGCGGCGGACACGAGCGCGTACAGCCCTTCCACGTACGCGCTGAGTGCCGCAACCGCAGGCTGGCCGAGCGCGAGGATCGTCCCGAACAACGCCGCCCGCCAACGGCGGCGGCCGCCGCGGTTCATGTCCGGGCTCACCGGCACGTTGAGCGAGAGGCTGTCGGCGAGGGCTTGCCCGGCACGGAGCACGCCGCGCAGGCTGCGGGTGAAGAAGTTGCCGCCCTCCGCGCTGACACGGGCACGTATGAGGGAGGTCGCGGCGCGGCCGGCGCGCTGAGCGATGGTGGCCACGCCCCGCGTCAGGTCTCGGACGGCCCGGGCGGCGGGCGTGACGGCGACTCGGACGGCGTTGCGGGTGTCGCGGGCTGCGGTCGAGGTGATGCGGCGCAGGTCCCGGGCCAGGCCCGTGACGGCGGTCCGGGCAGGCTCGGTGAGTACGCGCACCCGGGCGGCAACGGCGCTGCTGTACGGGCGGATGGCCGTGCCGATGCTGCGGCCGAAGTCGGTGATGGCCCGGCGGGAGGAGTCCGCGGCCATGCGCACGCCGACCACGAACTGAGTGCGGTAGCGGGTCGCCATCTGCCGTACGGACGTGGCGAAGTCGCGGGCCGCCTGGCGGGACACGTCCGCGCCGACCCGGAGCCGGACACGGAAGTCGCGCAGTGGCCCGAAGATCAGGCTTTCCAGCCAGCCGGAGCCGCCGAGGCGGCCGCCGAACGCGAGGCGTAGCGCGTCGGCTGCCTCCTCGCCGAGGCGGCGCATGTTCCGGCCGATAGCCCGGAAATCGGTGCTCCGTACGCGCAGCCCGGCGATCCTGACCCGCAGGGACAGATCGCGGCCGTACGTCGTCAGGAAGTGGCGGGCCTCCCCGGCAAAGGCGCGTATCGCGTCGCCGGTGGTCGCCACACCGAGCCTCACCTTGGCGCCGAGGCTGCGCACCAGGCCCGCGTTCTTGCCGAGCATGGTGAAGAACGCGCGGCTGAATGCCCGCCCGGTGTCCCGGCCGGCGGTGACCGCGATGCGGCCCATGTCCCGGACGAACGTGCGCAGCACGCCCCGGGTCGGGGCGAGCGCCGACCGCGTGACCATCCGTAGCTGCCGTAGCGCCACGGTGGCGATCCGGGAGAGGGACCCGCCGAGCTGACGCTCTGAGTCGCGGTCCGGTGCGACCCGTACCCGGACCGTGGAGGCCGCCGGGTCCCGGGCGACCCGGGTGAGCAGACCGCGCAGCGAACCGCGGAGTCTGCCCACCAGACGGCCAAGGCCGCCACCGCCACCGCCACCACCGTTTCGGGTGCTGCCGTTCTCGTCGTCGCCCAGGCGCACGGGCAGGTTGACCGCCGCGCCCTGCGCGGCGTTGTCGGCCACGGTGGACACCTCGCGGCGGAGCCGGTTGGTGTCCTCCTCGACCTTGACCTTGACCTTCGCGTAGACGCCCTTGGACGCCTCCTCGACAGCCCGCTTCAACTGCTTGCGCAGTCCCTTGCTGTCGACCTTGACGGCGATCTTGGCGGCCACGCCCTCGGCGGCCGCCTCCACCTTCGTGCGCAGCTCCCGGGCGAACCCTTCGAGGGAGGCGACAACGGTGACTTCAAGGCGTCCTGCCTGCATGCCCTCAGCCACTGACCTGCACCATTCCTCTCCGGGCAGCGGCCGCCAACATCTTGCGGTGGCCGGTCATACGGGGCTGCCGCGGGCTGTTCCCCTGGGGGACAGCGGCGGCGTCTTCAAGGGCCGGTGGTCGGTGTACCGACACGGGCTCCTTGCGGCGCTTCTCCGCGGCGAGAATCGAAACTTCCTCGATGACCTGCGCCAGGAGTTCCTTGGTCACCGTCCAGCCGCCAACGGGGGTGGACATGACGCGGGAGTCCTCCGGCAGCCCGTCGAGGAGTGACGTCAGTCGTCGGAGGCCGATGAATCCGGGCTGTCCTGGCCGGAGCCAGACTCGGCGGGCGTCGATGCGGTGGTATCGGGAGAGGTCGGACTCGACGTCTGCGAACCGCTCGCGGAGGAGCCGCCCAGTCCGAAGAGCTTTCCCAGGTCCACCGCGTAGATGGTCGCGAGGGCCTTGGTCAGGCGTACGTACTCGGGGACCGACGGCTTGTGCGCCGTGAAGTCCTCGAACTCGTCCTCGCCGAGGAGCTCCCTGTAGATGTCCTTCACCGCGGCGACGAACTGGCGCGGGAGGTTGCCGTGCCGGAAGAACAGATCGACGACCTCGCCGGTGCCGATGTCGCCCGAGCCGTTCATGGTCTCGCCGATGAGCCCCATCAGGTTGAGGTCGTCGGACAGCAGCGGGTCCAGTGCGTCCGCGGGGAGCTCGGCCGGGAACATCAGATCCCAGTCGTCGCGCACCTTCACGGCGATGCCGTGAGGGAACTTCACCTCACGCCGGTCGGCAGAGATGTCGATGGCGTACGTCGAGTCGGTCTTGGCCGTCTTGGCGGTCATGGGTCGGGTCCTCCCGGTGGGTGTCGAAGCACCGGGAAGGTAGGAACCCTGATCGGCTTGCGTCTCGGGGTGCGCCGGGCCTGCGGAACTCCCGTGTCTCTCAGTGAGAGACACGGGTGCACGCCGACATGATTCGAGCCGTGTCTCTCAGTGAGAGACACGGCTCGGGAAGGCCGTCTGGGTGTGTCTCTCACTGAGAGACACGACCCTTTCGGTTACAGCCTATGGGGGTCTGCCACTTGGATAATCGTTTGGCTGGCAGAATGCGAGCGACCTGATCGCCATGCCTGGAAGGGCGACGTCGTGACCATCATGCCTATGTCAGCCGAAGCTCTCGGCGTCGACTACCGACTCTTCAGCCACGTGACTGTTTTCGCCAGCGGTAAGGGAGGCGTCGGCAAGACCACCCTGACCGGCAACAACGCCACCCGGACCGCCAGCAAGGGAATCCCCACCCTGGCCGTCGACGCCAACGGGCAGGGCAATCTCCGGCGCGAGTTCGGCATGGACGAGGGCGACCGGGGCGAGGCTTTCTACGAGTCCCTGAAGAACGGCACCCCGCTGGTGCCCGTCAAGAACGTGCGCCCCAATCTCGACGTCGTCGTGGGGGGCAGTGAACTCCGCCAGATCACCAGTCTGTTCATGGAGCTCGCGACGCGAGAGGGCCCCTATGCGGCGTTCTGCCGCCTCGCGCAGTGCCTGCAACCGCTGCTCCCGAACTACGGCGTCGTCTGGATGGACGCTCCGCCGGAGAACCCGAACATCCTCACCCTGTGCCTGTGCGCGAGCCGCTGGCTTGTCGCCCCGGTGAAGATGGACGTGTGCTCGCTGGAAGATGCACTCAAGGACATCTCCGACGCCTTCCGCGCCGCGAAGCAGGTCAACCAGCTCCTCGAACTGCTGGGCGTCGTCCACTTCGGGTCGCCGAACAAGTCGAGCAGCATCCACAAGGAAGTCGTCCACGAGGCTCGCAAGATGCTCGGCGCGAACACCCACGTGTTCGACGAGACCGTTCACGCCTCCTCCAAGACCGCCCAGCTCGCCCGCAAGCTCGGCGTCTCCGTCTGGGAGCTCGAACAGCTGAAGCGGCCCGAGGACAAGGGCTTTGAAGACACGATTGCCAAGCTTGCCGCGGCTCACGACCAGCTGACCACCGCGATGCTGCTGCGCATGAGGAGCCGACTGGAGATGGCCGCATGACCACGAACACCGAAGACGCGCGCGGCGAACTGGAGGACGCTTTCAGTGGCAAGGCGTCGCCCGAGGAGGACCCGTTCGCCTTCCTGAAGCTCGCGGGCACCGGCCTCCCCGACCAGCAGTCCAGCGCCACGGCGGCCGTGGTCGAGCCGGAGCCTGAGCAGCTGGAGGTCGAGCCCGAGCCGCCGGCCGACGCGCCCAAGAGCGAGCGCCTCGCGTACTTCGAGGGCATCGTCTACCGCGAGCGGGAGCTGTACAAGGACACCGTCGCCGCGGCCGACAACCGGTTCGTGGAGCGGGCGAGTGGCCCGCTGTACGCCATCAACCGGGAGAAGCTGTATCTGGAGCTCATCTCGGAGGAGACCGGCGAGCCGTTCGAGCGGTTCAAGGACTACCTCGCGGAGCGCTGGGGCATCTCCCGGGCGCACGGCTACCGGATCCTCAACGAGTACCCGGTGATGACGGCCCTCGGCGACGATGCGCCGGACAAGCTCACCACCCGCCAGGTCCCGAAGCTGCTCGCCGTGCTGCGCTCGCGCGGCGCGGAGGATGAGGCAGTAGGCCGGGAGGCGGTCCGCACGGTGTGGCGGGAGTCGGAGGTGAAGACGCCGGCGGGCTTGCAGGCGACCATCGACCGTCTTGGCTGGGGCGACGCCGAAGCCGAAGCGCTCGACGACCTCAGCGAATCCGACCGGGAACGCGTCGCGCTGGTCGACCGCTGGGACAAGGTGACGCGGGCGCTCGACCCTGCGAAGGCCCGGCAACTGCTGTCGCGGAGTCCCGAGGACGCGCAGCGGCTCCTCGACCAGGTGATGCCGTTCGTGAAGGTCCTGGAAGAGGTCGCGCAGCTTCCGGCCGCCAAGGGCGAGAAGTAGCGCCGATCGCTGCCCGGAGCCCCGTGTCTCTCAGTGAGAGACACGGGGCTTTCCGCTTCCCCGGCCCGTGTCTCTCAGTGAGAGACACGGGACTCGATCACGGCGCCGGCGCGAACGACGGGTCGTCGGTGAGCAGGTACCAGGCGTCGGCGTCATCGCCGCCCTGCACGGCCAGGCGCAGCGGCAGCACGGCCTCCTTTGCCTTCTGGAGGTCCGACTGCACGCCCTCCATCTGCATGGCGCGCGGCACCACGTATCTGTAGTGCTTGCCGCCGTCGATGACCTCGACCACGGCCGCGATCTCGCCGCGGCCGCCGACGCGCGGCGGCACGAACTTGTAGTGCTTCGGGGTGCCGCCCCCGGACGGCGTGATCTCGGTGATCGTGCCGCCGCCGAACACGGCCTTGAAGTTCGCGCCGTTCCACTGCTGGAGGTCGACCTCGATCGTCGCCGAGTCCGAGGTCTGGAAGGTGCGCGACGGGTAGTCCGACTGCGCGCTCTTCACGGTCTCGAACTGGGGCTCTTCGTTGAATTTGAGCGAGTCCTCGGTGGTGAGGCCAACGCTGTACCAGCCCGTGCCCATGGCGGCGGTAGCGTCCGCCGGGGCCGCGGTGCCCACGGGCGCAAGCCATACCTGGGTACGTGCGGGGATGACGATCTGGGTGTTGTTCGTGATTTCGCCACTCATGGCGGTGCTCTCCTCGGGCCGGGGTTAAAGGCCGGCCCACGATGGAGAGCGAGAGGGGTTACCGTCCCGGGCTCACCCTCTGCGCGGGCGCGAGGAACGACGGCGGGAGGCCGAACGCGGCCGCCACGATCTGCCGGAAACGGTCGCGTTCCAGGAACTCGGCGACCGTCCGGCGCGTGGCTGCGCACACCGGATGCTGGACGCGGATGACGCGCACCGGTGTCGGGGGCTGCCAGACGTGGACTTCGTGCTCGGTCACGGGCTCTCCTGCGGAGGGTGGATGGCGAGTAGTAGTCCGAAGATCCATCGGGCCTGACCGGTCTCCAGCGGCGAATCGATGACCATGCCGGACGGCCGGACGGCGCAGAGAACGGGCTGACCGGGCGTGGGGTCCTGGTCGACGAGCTCCTTCGCCGCGAGCGCGCACACGAGCAGCGCACGCCTCAGCGCGGCCGGGCCGGGCCAGCCGCTCGGGTCGCCGATGAGCTCCAGCGACACGTTCGGCTCCGAAGCCCACCGCATGTCCCGCAGGTCTCCGCCGGGGCCGGCCGAGATCCGAAGGTGCGGCCACGGTGCCTCGATCGCCCCGGAGACATGGCCGGGCCCGCCGAGCACTTCCTGAACTTTGGGGTGCGCGGCGAGCCACGGCAGCAGCAGGCCGACCGGGTCGGCGTCGGCGAGCGCGTACGGATCGGCCATGAGGTCAGCCGCGGGCGGCGTAGCCGTTGCGGCGGAGCTGGCGGGCGTAGTCCGGGCCCACGACCACGGTCGAGCCCGGCAGATACTCCTTCGCCCCGATGCGCAGGTGATGCGCGAGCGTCAGCTTCTCCGGCTTCTGCCCCGGGCGCAGCGGCGGCCCGGCGACAGCCACGGTCTCCTCAGCGGGCGCTTCCGCCGGTGCTGCGGTCTCGGTCGTCTTGGCGTCCGTCTCAGCGGGCGTCTTCCTGGTGTTGGTCGTCATGAGGCGGAAGAGTGCCTTCGCCGACGGCTACTGTCGCGCGCTGCGGGTCAGCGGCTCGCGGCGACCGCCGCGGCGGCCCGCGCCATGTAGAACACGCCCGGAGCGATCAGGTTCCCCGGGTAGACGGTGCCGACCTCCGCGGCCACAACCCAGTCGCCTTCGGCGATCACCTTCACGGTCACAGTCGTCCCCGCCACGATGGGAGGGAGGGTGCGGATGTTCTTGGAGATGCCGTCGGGGATCGTGTCCGCGCGGCACTCGCAGTTCTTGAGGTTGGCGACCGCGCGAGAGGACTCGTCCCGCGGGAACTTCATGTAGGTCTTCGGGCCGACGCCGCGGTGGTCTCGGTCCCACTGCATGGAGTTGATCTCGAAGCGCAGGTTGTCGGGGCGCTCCTGGCCGTTGGCCTGGATGTGCGTGCGCCGCATGTGGTGGTCGGCGACGGTCACCCACTTCTTCGTGGGCGGCGCGAAGATCTTCGCCTGTCGCTCGACCCGGCGGCCGATCTCCTCGACCCTCGGGGCGATCATCACCGCGAGTCGCTGCTCCAGCCCCGGCGATACATGGAACGTGGCCATCACGGCACCTCCGGCGGGTTCAGGGTGGCGGTGACGGCGATGTAGTCGGCGGCCCCGTGCCCGGGAACGGTCTTCTGCAGCGCGGTCACCACCGTCCACGTGCGGGTGCCGTCCCCGATGACGTCGCCGGGCCGGACGCGCCACGCCGCGGGATCTACCCGCAGCGTCCATGTCCCGTCCGACTGCTCGATGGCCGCGCCCGGCCACGTGCCCCGGGCGGCCGGCCGGGCGTCCGGCGGCGGCGGCACGGGCACGCCGTGCGCATCACGCCCCCAGGGGTGGTCGAGGACGTACACCGTGAGATCCCGGTCCGGGAGGAGGACGGCCACGGCTCAGCCCGCCACAGCCGTGACGAGAGCCTTGGAGATCCCGAGCTTCACCGCGGTCGCGTACGTCGTGAATGCCGTCGTGCGGTTCCCGCGGTTGGCCCGGGTCGTGTCGCCGCCGGTGAAGAACGCCTGACGCTGTGCCGTGGTCAGCTCCAGTTGGACGCCCATGCCCCTGGTGGTGCGGTTGCAGATGTTCGCGGGGTCGTTGCCGTTCAGCTCCTCGGACGCGACGCTCACAGTGAACCCGGCGTCTTTAAGGCACTGCCCGATCTGGTCGCGGAGGTTGTAGTCGGCGCCGCCGAGGTACGTCGCTGCGCCGGTGCCGGTCGCGCCGTGGAACGACACGGCGTGCGTGGCGGCCGCCGCCATCTTCAAGGCCTGCGCCTCGTCGTAGCGGGTCGACGTGACGTGCAGGTCATCGTTCGTGCCCGCCGTCTTGAACCCGTCCAGGGCGTAGAAGTTGTGGATGTCCCCGGCGACGACGTCCGCGATCTCCTGAGAACCGGGCTCGATACCGCCGCCGTGGATCGCGAAGCACACCAGGCTCGACACCTGGGAGAGCCGCCAGAGCCGCTGAAAGTCGATGCCCTCAATCTGGGCGGCTGCCAACTGCGCATAGGAGCTGTAGAGGTCGGGCACGTCATCCTGCCTTGTCGGGTCGGGCTACCAGCGGGAGTAGCGGCGGCCGCCGTACGGCCATGGGCTTGCGGGGGCGGTGGCGATCGTCCGCCACAGGCGTTTGCGGTAGTCGCCCAGGGAGTCCAGCGTCGGCAGCGCACCGGCCTGCCCCGCCGTCGGGGAGGCTTCGTAGCTGATCGACTGGCCGTCGGCCGACACGGATGACACCCGGCGCCCGCCTGCGGCCGCTTCCCCGGCCGGGCTGTTGCGGTGCCGTTCAGCGGCGTGCGCCACGACGTAGCGGACGATCGGCTCTTCGGCGGCCGCGTTCAGGCCGATCAGGAGCCGCACCGTGTACGTCTCGTCGGCGTTCTGCTCCCAGCCCGCCACGCTCACGATGTCGTCCACGTCCGGGATGGGCCACGCGCGATGGTCGGACAGCGGATGGAACGGGCGCAGCCCCACGTTCCGCAGCACCATCGGCTTCGGCACGAGAGGCCGCTTCAGGTACACGGCGACGTCCGCCTGCGCCTTGGCCAGGCTGTCGCGGAAGGTCTCGCGCTGGACGGCGTCCAGCGGCAGCGGCACGCCGAGCTCGTCGGCGAGCTGCTCGGGTGAGGCGATCAGCCCGGTGCCCAGAGGCAGGTCCAGGCGTACGGTGCGGTCGGTGGCCGGGGAGGTCTCCGCCGCGGGGGTGAATGTGACGGTGCACCAGTACCGGCCGTCGGGCAGGTTGTCGGGGATCGTGAACCGGTACTCGTTCTCACCGACACGGACAGCCGGGCCCGCGGTAGCCACCACGGTCCCCGATCGGTCGGGAGCCGAGTACAGGTCGATCCGGCTGACCTCCCCGCCCTCGGGCTCGGGATCGCACAGCACCCCGCCCCACACGGGCCGGTACAGGTACATCGCCACAGTCCCTCTCCTCTACTCGCCGAGCTGCGCGCGCAGGGTGGCGACGATGTGCTCGGCGTCCTGGCGCTGGACTTCCGCGCCGACCGACAGCAGGAGCCGCGAGGCCGGCGTGCGGTAGGGGCCCATGCTGATGTGCTCGATCAGTCGCTTCGTGGAGCGCCAGACGTTGCCGTACGGAGGTACGGGCTCGAACACGGCGTCGGGGTCGGTGGGCGCCAGGCCGGTCAGCTCGTCGACGATGCAGTCGCCGATCTCCGCGGGCAGGAGGGCATCGGGGCCGACAGGTTTCGGCGGGGCCGTCGCCCTGGTCGGCGCGGGCGGGGCTTCCAGCGGAGCGACCTCCGGCGCCTTCGTCTCGATCTCTTCGGCGGATATGGCCTTGTTCTCGATCTCGGCCGTGCCGGTCTCGGTGTCGTCCGAGACGGCCTTCGCCTCCACCGGGGCCGACTCCGGCTCGGTCGCAGCCGTCTCCGACTCGGTTACGGGCGCCGTCGCCTCTACGGCCGGAGCGGGTTCCGCCGCGGCCGCAGCCTTGCGGGTTCGGGGTGTTGCCACAGCATCCTCCAGATGAGCGGGGTTGGGGCGACACCCTGACCCGCGGGGTTCGTTTACGTCGCGCTGTGCCGTCCGCGGGGGCCCGGCACAGCGCGACCGTCAGGGATCAGGAGTAGGTGAAGCCGTTCGCCTTGGTCACGGCCCCCGCCTCGTCGCCGACGACGACGTTCACCGCGCCAGCAGCGTGGGCCGGAGCCGTAACCTGGATGGTCTCGGCAGTCAGAATTTTGAGGTTCGTGCCCGCGGTGGCGCCGAACTTGACGTCGGCGACGCCGTCGAGGTTCGTGCCGGTGATGGTCACCACCGTTCCGCCGGCGGCCAGGCCGGTGGCCGGGGACACCGTCGCGACGGTCGCCGCAGGGAACAGCTTGTCGATCTGCGACTGACGCACCACCGCCCCGGCCCGGAACATGAGCGTCTTGATCGAGCCCTCGGGGACGCCGTCACGGCTGCCCGTGGGGCGGGTGCCCTCGTCGTGCCGACGGGTGGCGTACACGTCCTGGGTGACGATCAGCTCGGGGTCGGATACCGCACTGGTAGGGAATGCGGCCTTGGTGATGCGGGCACCGGCGGCGTTGTACAGGCCCATGAGGAGCCCCTTTCTCAGGTGTGGTCGAGTGCCGCAGGGTGCCCGACGAGAGGCCCTACAGTCGCCGCCTGGAGCCCGTCACAGGATGCGGAGGTCGTCCCACCCGTCCTTCGTGACGGAGAAGACCATCAGGCCCGGCTGGGACACCTCGCCCGAGCGCATCGTGTACCAGTCCGATCCGTTGTCCAGCGTGGGTGCCTGCACCCACAGCCGGCCCGCGCCGAGCTGCTGCGCACGGAAGTGGTGGAAGTGCCCGGACACGAGGATCTTGGCGTCCGCGATGGGCTGACGACCGAACGTCTGGCCCTTCCACCAGTCCGGCGCCTTCTCCGGGCGGGCGTACTGGTGACCGTGGTTGAGGCCCACGATGGTGCCCGCCATGTCCAGGGAGACGGTGTCGCGCCAGGGCTCCGGCGTCACGAACGAGACGTGCCCGTACGCGTCCGGGTTCTTGGCGTACGCGTCCGCGATCTGGCTCAAGACCTCGATGCCCCAGTCGTCCTCCGGGGGCCCCACAGGGTCCTTCCCGCGCCGTACGCGGGCATGGTTGCTGCCGCACGTCGCGGCGACCACCCGAGGGAACGCGGTGGCGAGACGGTCCAGGCCCTCGAAGCTCAGCCGCCGGTGCACGCGCACCATCTGCGTGAGTGTCAGGTCGTTCGTGTATGCCTGACTCGCGACGTTCTCGAACCCCTCGATGCAGTCCCCGGCGTCGAGCCAATACGCGGAGTCGGGGGCCCGCCCGATCTTCCCGAGGTCACGCATGTGGTCCTGGAGCCGGTCGAAGCGCTCACCGACCCGGGCCACCAGCTCCCTGGTTCCGCCGTCCCGGCCGACCTTCCCGGCCTGCGGGTCCGCGTACACCACGGCGAGCGCCCGCTCCGTCGTCTCGGCCGGAGTGCGCGGGGTGCGGCGGCGCCGCATCGCGTCCTTGATCAGGCTGTTGAGGTCTTCAGCGGACGCCCACCCGGGCGTCGAGGGCTCGATCAGGTAGCGGCAGCGCCACACCGGCCGGGTCACCGCGTCCTCGCCCTGCGCGTCGCGATGCCACGCGGCCGGGTCGTGGCGGGCCTCCACGAGCCTGACCCGGTAGCCCTCGGGCACGACTAGGCCGAGCTCCTCCACCCGCTCACGCCAACCGAGTTCGTCCTGTCCCGGCGCCTCGGCGGCCGGCGCGGTGACGAGCATCGATCCGCCCGGCTCGTAGCGCACCCCGGGCTCCCAGCCCTTCGGCGCCGCGGTGGTGGGCCGGGTCGTCTCCGGCGGTGTGGTCTGCTCTGCAGAGGCGGGCGCCAGGAGCGCATCTAGCTGTTCGTCGAGACTCATCGCGGGCACCTGCATCCGTTCGAGGCGCCGCGGCGCCGGTGCCGTGCCACAGACGGGGCTTGCACGGGATAGCCGCTGGCCGTGAGCGTGTCCGCGATCCGTGTGGAAGTCACCATGCGGGTGTCGAGCAGCCCGTTCAGCTTCTCTGCGGTCGCGGCGTCGAGAGACGCCAGGATGTCGCCGACCGTGCAGCGCGCGCCGCGGCGTGGGGCGGGCTCGGTCATGAGCTGGGTCAGGGCCGTGCTCAGCCCGTCAGTGTCTGCCACGGCGGATCCTCGCTCTCTCCATGAGTACGGGGCCGGACCATACGGTCCGGCCCCGCTAACGTCCCCGAGTGCTGACTTTCACGACCGGTAGGCCGCTACTTACACCGGGTCGGTCCACGTACCAATGACGAAGCTCTCCGGTCGGGAAACCTCAAGTGCCAGCCGCTCGTCGGCACGGAACGTGAGGACGCCCCTCTCGAAGTTGTCGCTGTTCTCCGAGGACACGGTGACCGACACGTTCTCCCGGTCGTAGATCTGCGCGCCCATCCCGAACGAGCCGAGGAGGTACTTGTCGTCGGGCATGGCCGTGGTCTCGACGACGTTGACGCGCCACACGCGCTTCTGGGCGCCGACGGCGACCTGGAGCGCGACGCGGAAGGCGCCGTTGTTGTCGGTCTCGACCTCGACCTGCTCCCACATGGTGGGGCTGAGGACGACGCCGGTCGGCTCATACTCGGCGAGCAACGCCTTGGTCATCGCGCGCCGCATCTGGATGGAGAACTTGTCGGTGTTCTGCCCGGTGTACGTCTGGACGCCGGTGGTGTTGAACAGGCCGGTGATCTTGGTGCCGTCGGTGCCGACCGAGTGAAGGAGGTCCCAGTCCTCGGCAAACTTGATGCCCTCGATCAGACGGCTGTTGATGAACTGCTTCAGACGCGGTTCGTCGGACAGGATGTTCTTGTGCCCGTCGAGCATGTGGGCGATCTCGCTGACCGGGAAGGAAACCGGCTGGAGGGTCAGCTTCGAGCGGGGGGCCCGTCCGAACACGTCGGTGTCGAGGCCGGTCGGCGCGGACGTGCCGTCGGCCGCGCGACGCTCGGCGACCTGCGCGGCGTTGTTCACCCAGCCGGTCTCGCGGATGCCCTGAAGTACCGCGTTCTTCGTGGTCGCCTTCGGGAAAAGATCGCGAATGTGGAACTTTCGGCGCTGCGCGTCGGTGATCCCGAGATCCTGGACGCCGCCGAGGGCCGCGTGGGTCTGGGTGCCGGCCGACAGGGAGAAGATCGACTTCCCCTCCATCTCGGCGCGGATGAACGGGCGGTCCTTGAACTGCGCGCGGGCCGCGGCCTGGTAGGCGTCGGACGCGACGAACATGTCACCGAGAGACTTGACCTCGGTGTCGGAGCCGGAGCCGCCGCCGCCGTAGTACTGACCCGCGGCCGAGGAGCCGGCGGGGGCGTCGAGGTACTGGCCGAGGGCTTCGGCGCCGGTCGCGGCGTCGATCAGGCCCTTGATCTCCTGGGCGTCCTTGACCGCCTTGACGTAGGCGTTGCGCTGCTCGGTGGAGACGACGAATGCGCCGTTCTCCTCCTTGAACGTTCCTGCGATGCGCTCGGCTTCGGCTGACTTCTCGTTGAGCTGGCTCTTCAGCGAGCGCAGAAGGCTCTGGTCGGTGGTAGGCATTTTGGTTGCACTCCCTGTGCTGGACGGGCGATGACGTGCGCATCACGCCCGGCCAGCACCGGGACGTCTCAACGCTGGGGCGCATGGAAAGGCACAGGGGGTGTTAGCGTCTCGGGCTCCCGGCCACGCAGGGACGCGCAGCGGGGAGCCCGAGGAAAACCGCAGTTCAGATGGCAAGTGCGGCGAGTGCCGCCTTGACCTCCGTGGGGTCCAGGTGCACGGAGTCGTTCTCGTCGGCCGGGGTGTTCCCCGGGGGAACAGCCGTGTCGGCGTAGGGGATTGTGCTGTCGGCCGGTCCGTCGTCGGCGGTGGCGCTGTCGGCGAGTTCGTCATAGGCGGCGGGATCGCCGTCCCCGTCGTCGGGCCAGCCGTCGGTGATCGAGTACTTGTCCAGCCACGAGTCGGAGTCGTCCGAGCTGCCGTCGTCCATGGGGGCGCCCTTCTTCGACAGGGCGTCGAGGAGTTTCCCGATGGTGGGCCGCAGGTGTTCCAGGTGCGCGGGTCCGGCGTCGGACACCTCGATCAGCGCCGTGGCGTCCTGAAGAGCCCGGTCGGTCGGCCTGATGAACCGCTCGCGGGTGGACTCCGTGGCGTCGGCCAGGCGCTCCGGCCCGGCAACAGGGGTGGCCACGGTGGTGAGTTCCACCTGAACGGGCACGCCCAGGTCCACGTCCCGGCCCGACACGGTGTACGGGATGGCGTACGTGTCCGTGTCGCCGTCGTCGTAGCGGCTGACGATGATCCGGTCGGGGTAGGTCGCCTCGATCGCCACCCAGCAGCATTCCGGCTGCTCGGGGCCCCCGCCGCCGCGGTCGTCGTTGTCCGGGGTGAGCAGTGCGCGCGCAGCTTTGCTGAGCTGGTCGCGGAGCTGCTCGTAGGAGTAGGGCATGGGTGTGCTCATGAGTCGCTCCGGAAGCTGAATGGGTTCGGCGGACTTGGCCTCGATGACGATCTGCGCGGCCGACTTCTGCTCCAGCACCGCGGCGTGGGTGGCGGCCGACTTCGCCTCCATCACGATCTGCGCCGCCGACTTCGCCTCCATCGAGGCGGCGGGTGCGGCCGCGGTCTCGTCGGAGGCCGCGCCGAGCGGCACCTCGAACTCGTCGCCGCCGCGCACCACGTGGAGCGTCGTGAAGGTGACCGGGGTGGCCGGCACCGGGTCGGTGCTGTCCAGGTCGTATCCGAGGGTGACGTGCGGGGTGAACCCGTGGTCGTCGCGGACCGCCTCCGAGTACGGGGACCCGGACAGGGCGAGTACAACCTGCTGCCGCAGCTCTGCGAGGCCCGGCACGTCGACCGGCACCCACGTGGGTATGCCGTCCCCGGTGTCGGGAAAGACGCCGAGGCCGCCGAGGGTGCCCGTCAGCGGGCCCGAGTCGTTCACGGCCGGGGTGACGATGTCGCGCAGGTCGTCAGGGTGCCCGCCGAGGTCGCCGACGTCGCCGAGGTAGGCGAGCGTGATGTGCAGGCTCTCCGGGGCGGTGCCGTCGGGCTGGGCGATGGATGCGGCGACGTCGGCCGGGATCTTCAGCGCGACCATCACGCCGCGCCCCACCTGCGACTCGGCCGCCTTCAGCTCGACCGCCGACCATGTGGCCTTGCGCTCCAGTTCGTCGCGCGCCCGGGTCGCTGCCTTCACTTCGATGCTCCGCGTCATCGGGTGCGCGCCGTGAAGTACGGGGCTCACCTCGTACAGGTCCAGGTCGTGGATGATGCGGACGCCGTCGTGACGCTTGGACGCGCCGCCCGGGGGGACCTTGAAGCCGATGGAGAACTGCGCTTCGCCGTTCTCATGCCACTGGCGGACCTGTTCGTAGGCATCGCGGCCGCGGGTGGTGCGCAGGTTGTACTGGCAGGTCGCGACAAGCGCTCCGGCCTCCTTGGGCCACACGGAGCCGCCCGGGATCGAGGCGAAGCGCGGATCTCCCGGCATCCACTCCTCGATCGACAGGACACTGCCGACCGGCTCTTTCCAGTCGTGGCTCCACACCGGCTTTACACGGCGGGACGCGAGGGTGCGGGTGAACGCTCCGGGGATGATGAGGTCTTCGACATCGTCGACCACGCCTGTGACTGCGAAGATGGCGCGGACGATGCCCTTTCCGCCGCGGGCGCGGCGCAGCATTGCGGTGGGCGGCGGGCTCGGCACGGCGGGTTCCTCCTAGGCGGGGCTCTCGATGCGCGCACCGTGCCCCGCCCGGGGGGTTAGCGTCCCGCCGTGGCCTTCCGGCCGGGCCTCACTTCCACGGCTTGCCCTTCTTCTTCTTGGGGTCCGCGGGGTCCACTTCGCCGCCCGAGCCGTCGGCCGGGTCGTTGGGGACGGCTTCGTCCGCGGTGCCGTAGTCCAGCGCGAGGCCGCCGTCGTCCGCGGCCGCGGGATCGGCGGCGGGATCGCCGGCCGCCGGGTCCTGCGCTGCGGGGTCCTGCATCGCGGGGTCCTGCGCTGCGGGGTCCGGCTGGTCGCCGGTGCCGCCGGACTGCGCCATACCGGCGTCGTCCACGTCGATGGCCCACGTGTCCGGGTCCGAGTAGCGCCACACCTGCCCGGACTCGTCACGGACCCAGCACGTCAGCGTGCCGTCCTCCGCCTTGTCCAGCCACGCCTGCTCGCCGTTGTTGCCGGAGAAAGAGGCGTACGCCTGCGCCGGATCGGTCTCGTCGCCCTCGTCGTAGGCGTCGCCCGCCCACGGCCGGGCGTCATCCTGATGCGGTGGCTGAAGCTCCGGCGGCTGTTCGGCAGCCGGGTCCATGCCCTGCGCCGCCGGGTCCTGGGACGGGGGCAGCGCCTTCACCTCGAATCTGTAGTCCACGCCGCGAAGGGTCGGGAGTTCAAGAGCTTGCGTCTCGGCCTCCGCCAGGAGCGTGGCCCGGACGACTGCGCCCGCCTGTGGCCGGTCGGTTCGAATTGCAACAAATTGGTTAAAGCGCTAGACATGTGGCGAGAGCCCGGTGTCCGATGGGCATCGTTTTCAGCAGGGCCCCACCTCAAGGGTGTGAGCGCTTCAGGCGAACCCGACCGCCTAGTTCCCGGTCGGGTTCGCCTGACGGCTTTTCCGACGGAACGGTCGCGTACGTCCATCCACGCCCACACCATGTACCTGCCGGTACGACCAGTCTGCTTACCTCCAGGCCGCGATCGCGGCAATGGTTGCCACGATCAGCCCGAGGGCCGCCAGCGCGACCATCCAGCGGTCAGCGGGCCGCCAACGGCGTTTCCCCTTCTTGGGGTGCTTCTTGGGGTGGTGCATGGGTTCTTCCTCCCATCGCGGTCTAGTGGACGGATAGGCATCTGCACATCTGCCTCAGCACCACCTCCAATGAGCAGGTGTCACTACCCATACCACACGCACTGTGGTCTACGCCACAGGCTATGTGGTCTAAACCAATAAATCTCTGTGGGGCGCTGACCAGGAATAACGCTGCTTCAGGCAACAAACTGGTCTGCATCCGTGGTGAGATCGCGTAGCAGATAGCTAGGATCGGGCTATGGCTAAGACACAGTTGAACGCGCGCGTGCCGGAGGAGCTGGCCGACGAGGTCCGCTCGGCCGCGAGTAGGGCAGGCATGGACATTGGGGACTACGTCGCCGCAGTCCTTGAGGCTGACCTGGCGGCCGCGTCAGGAAGCCAAGAACTGCGACAGGCTCGCGCGAACATGCACGCTGCCGCGGCCTACAAGAAGTGGATGGCCAGTGAAAAGTCCGAAGAGGGCGCGATGAGCATGGAGGAGGTCTTCCACGCGTGACGGCGATCCCGGCAAGGTTCGCTGCCCACGTCGGCGAGACCATCAAGAACCTGCCCGGCCCTGACAAGGAGGAGCTGCACACCGCGATCCTGCGGGCGTGTGCGGACCCGATGTCGTGGCCACAGGCCGACAAATACGAGATGGACGAGACGGTGCGCGTCATCACGACGCGCACCGCCATCGTCCACTACGTGATCCTTCTCGGCGCGGACCCTCACCTGTGGCTCTTCGCCATCACGGTCTGACCGCGACCACGCTGGTCTTCTGCCGAAGCAGAGCCAGCACCGCATCCGCGTCGCCCGGGTCGAGATCCCGCCGGGGCCCGAGGGGGCCGAGCAGCACCGGCGTGCCGGCGTACTGCTCGACCATCGCCCTCACCCGGCGGGACCCGGTGACCGGGCCCCCGCCGGGGATCTGGACCTGATAGGCGGAACCGTCCTCCATCGTGCCCGTCACCAGCATGCTTGCCTGCCTTCCTGTCACCGAGTGGCGAGCAGTCCCAGAAGGAACGCCCGCAGGTCGTCATCCCTGTACCAGTCGCCCGAGAACATCGTCGCGAGCCCGCGAGCCACGATCTGGTCATCGGTGACGTCCTCCGCCCGGCCGCCGAACAGCCGCTCCAGCAGCGCATCCAGCGTGCTGCGCCGGGCCCCGGGCCGTCCGGTGTGGGTCCGGGTGAACCCGAACACCTCCTGCGCGGCCAGCAGATCCGGGTAAGAGCGCTGAAGGTGAGCCACCAGAGCGTTCACCGCAGTGCCGCGGCCGCCGTCGCCGAGGTCAGCGACCGTGGCCGTACCGGAGTCGGCGTCGTACGAGCCCGCGTCACCATCGACCGCGGTCACGAACCGTGCCGTGCGGTCCGCGAGCCACTCCCGCGGCACGTAGCCCGCAGCATCGGCCAGCGCTCGCGCCGCCGCCGGGTCGCTGCTGTGGCTCAGCGTCAGCCGGTTCCTGCCACCGGGGCCCATCTCTCGGACCTGCGCGAGGGTGTCACGCACCGCGCCGGGCAGCGCGGCCGTGTACGCCTGGTGCAGCCGGTCGGCTTCCTGCCGGGCGTGCTGCGCTTCCACCTGCGCCGCGGCGATCTCCGGACCGAGGTCCGGGGCGCCCTGGCCGGCCGCCACCGCCCGCAGGTTCCGAACACGGGCCTCCGCCCGGTCCTGGTAGCGGCGGGCGTGCCGCACCGTGCCGTGCGGGTCGTCGCCGAGCTCCGGCGCGGCCGCCATCAGCCGTGCCACGACATCGGCGTCCACGTCCGTACCGGCCGCGCGCACCGCGGCGAGATGCCGCAGGGCGTGCCGCCCGGGTCCGCGGTCCGCAGCCCGGTCCATCGTCCAGCCCGTGCCGTCCTGCACGCCGGGGAGCTGACCCGCGGCGAGCGAGGAGCGGGTGGCCAGCCGGTACCAGCGACGGCGCCGGGAGACCTGACCGAAGTGGCCCGGGGCGGGCAGCAGCCGCGCCCAGTGCGCCACCTGGTCGGCCAGCGACATGCCGTCCCCGTGCCGCGGCAGGGAGCGGGCAGCGGCCGCGATACGGCGCAGGCGCCGAGTCTCCGGCCACGATCGCACCCGCCGCACCAGACCCTTGCGGAACCGGTTGATGGCCTTGAACGGGTACGCCACCGCGGCGGCGAGACCCTTGAGGAACGCGGCCACCAGCTCCACGACCCGGCGGGCGATCTGCACGAGCGCCGCCGTGATGCGGGCGAGCATTCCCGGCCGCTCGCCTTCCGGCAGCTGGGCCGCAATGCGCTGCGCTGCACCGTCACGGCTGTCAGCCATGCGCTGCGCGAGCCGGGCGACGATCGCCGCGCGCCGCTCCGGAGTCAGCAGCCCCGTATCGGCATCCCGGAGCGCCTCGCCCACCGCACCATCGACGTGGCCCTGCACCTCGTCGTCGACTGGGGAACCCGCACCCGCGTCGGGCTCGGGAGTGGCCTCACCATCGGCGCTGCCGTCCCCGTCGCCCACACCGGTGTCGAGGTCGGGCTCATCCGACTCCGACCGGTTGCGCAGCGACTCCGGGATCAGCCGCAGCAGGTCCGCAGCACGCGCCGCGGTGTCCTCGGGCGACTCCCCGTCCAGCGGCTCCAGGTCGTCGAGCGTCTGCACCGCAGCCTGCACCGCGTCGATCCGCGAGCGCATCGCCATCCGCCGCAGCTCGGCGAGCAGCCGCTCCCGCTCGTCGCCGGTGATACCCGACCCGTCGACCACCGCCTGCGCGTCCCTTTGCACGCGCCGCATCGCCGACCGGAGCGCGCCCGCCGTGACCTTCGCGGCGATCTGCTCCCGGAGCTGGTGAATGCTGCCCGGGGTCTGAGTCCCTTCCACCGCGGCGTCGACCACGGCCCGCGCGACCAAGTCGCCGTAATCGGCCGTGAACGCCGCCGTGTCCAGGCCCGCGTTCGGGTCCCGAGCTTCGGCGTCATCGTCGGCCGGAACCTGCGGCTCGGGCAGTTGGTACAGCGGGTCACCGGCGGCCATGGTCCGCTCGGAACGCTGCCCGTTCCCGTCTTCCACCGTCAGGACCCGCAAGCCGCCCGGGGCGTCCTGGACGTCCGTGACGCGGTACGAGGCCATCTCGTCGGGGTTCGTCTCGTCCGGCAGGGCGATGGTGTCACCGACACCGACCGAGCCGACCGTGCCCGGCTCCGGCCGCCCCGCCGGCGCGCTGTCCGCATCCGGGTTCGGGGCGTCGGCCTCGCCGGTCAGGCGGCGCTGGTTCGCGGCGAACCAGGCAGCCGCGGGCCGTTCCCGGTCCATGACGCTCACCGACTCGGCAAGGGATCCGCCGAGGATCTGGAACGTCCTGGTGGTGGACGGCCTACCGGCCAGGCCTTCGAGCTCGACCGTGACCTGCTTGTCGCCGACGCTGACGGACTGCACCTTGCGGGTGAACCAGTCGCTGCCGTTGGCGCCGGTGCCGAACACCAGGTGATCGCCCGGCTTCAGCTCGGTCGCCTTCACGATGCGGCGGTCTGCCTGATCGGCGACCCCACCGCCTTCAAGGGCGCTGTCGTAGGGCAGGGGCCGGAACGGGGCGCGGGCGCCCACGCTGTCACTGATGAACCGGCCGTCAGCGTTGGCCAGGAGGAGATTGACTGTCTTCCCGTCCTCGCTTCGGATCCCTTCCACGACCAGCAGACGGGAGGGCTCCCCGTTGACCGGCGCCACGATCACATCACCGGTACTCAGGTAGCGCGCTTCGGTGGTCATACCGCCGTCGTCGTTGCTCGTCCCGGTCTGCCCGGCCGCCTGGTCGAGGCGGTCAGCGGCCCGCTTGGCTGCGCGGCCCTCCGCCGTCGATGGGTCGGCGTTCTGGCGAAGGCCTTCAGCTATCGCGGCCGCCTGCTCGGGGGTGACGGGCAGGTCCCGGGCGATCCGGGCCGCGCCCTGCTGCGCCTCGGGGGCGTCGCCGGGGGCGGTGCCCCGGTCGGCGACCGCGTCGCGCTCTTCCGGTGCAAGCTCCGGGTCCACGGTCGGCCCGGTCACGGGCTCCACCGTCGGGGCCGGCTCGCGGCTCGTGATCGGCTCCTTGCGCCGCTGGGCGGCCGGTGTGCCGTCCTGCCCGTTGTTGTCGGTGTCGCCGATGACGCGCAGGTCCGTGACGGGCATGGGCTTCATGCCCTCCGTGGTGGCGACGGTCGCGGTGTCGCCGTCCAGTTCCTCCACGGTGCCGAGCATGTTGCCGTCCCGGTCGCTGACCCAGTTGCCGACGTTCACGCGGTGCCCGTCCGTCGTCCAGCCGGACGGGCGCGCCGCGCCGCCGTCGATGACGTTGAGGGTGCTCGGCTCGTGCGCGTCGTCGGTGCGGTCGTCGCCGAACTGCACCCGCACACCGGCGGAGTTCGCCCCGACCACGACGCCTTCGCGGCCGTCGTCGTCGGTCACGACCGACCCGGGGAACAGGCCGTTGCCGCCGCCGTCGGTCGCCACCCGGTCGGCAACCCGGCCGGTGAGGACATCGGAGTCCGCGCCGGTCTGCACCGTGGTGGCTTCGTCGCCGATCTCGCGAGTGGCGCGGGCCGCCGTGGCGTCCGGCTTGACCCACACCGACTCGCGCTTGGTCGAGCCGTCCGGGGTCTCGGCGATCAGCACGCGGACCATGTCCTGAACGCGCCGGGCCCGGACCGTCGGAACCTCCGTGGGCCCGTCCATGACGTACCCGGCCAGGGTCCGCGCGGTGCCGCCCTTGGTGATGCCGTCGATCCGCACCACGTCACCCTGGCGGATGTCGGAGACCTTGACCCACTCGGCGGGCCGCCCGTGCACAGGCTCGGGCACGGCCGGGCGCTCCGGCTCCGCTTTGTCCGCAGACGGCTTCGGGGTCTCCTCGGCCGGGGCGGGCCGCTCCTTGGCCGGCGCCGGGGTCTTCGCCGCCGGGGCGGGTCGGTCCTCGGCCGGAGCCGGGGCCGGGGTCTCCTTGGCCGGAGCCGGGGCCGGGGTCTCCTTGGCCGGAGCCGGGGCCGGGGTCTCCTTGGCCGGGGCGGGCCGTTCCTCGGCCGGGACCGGGGCCGGGGCCGGAGCCGGGGTGTTGGGGGCGGCCGCTGGGCGCTCCTCCGCCGGGGCCGGGGTGTTGTCGCCGGAGGACGTGGCCCGCTGGGGGGCGACCTCGGGGGCCTCGCCGACCTGACGGCCGTACCTGTACTCCTCCACCGGCAGGTTGACGTCGTCCGCGGACATCAGGCGCTGCGCGTTGTCCCCGACGGGGATGACGAACGTGTCCCCGGCCAGCTGGTGGGCGCCCACCACACTGGAGGCGACGTGGATGCGCACAGCCTTCTGCCGCTTCTTGTTGATGGTGATCGAGGCCGGACGGGGCTCACCCACCACGTAGCCGGTCCTGCGGGTAGTCGCTCCCGGGTAGCGGTTGGTGATCCGGCCGTCGAGGTCCACGATGTCGCCCGCTCGGAGGTCGGTGACGGGGACGCTCTCCGCCCTGTCCTTGCCGCCCTCGTCCACAAGGTCGTCAAGGAACTGCTTGGAGGCCCGAGCCTTGCTGATCTCGTGGTGCATGGCTCGCGGGTCCTCGGGTCGCAGCACGTCCAGGTAGTCACGGATCTCGTCGGCCAGCCAGCCGGGGCCGAGGATGTGCTTGTGCTTCAAATCGGCAGGCTGGTACTTGTAGTGAGTGGCGTCGAGCCACCGCAGCTCGTCGTGCAGGTGGTCCAGGTCGTCCGCCACGTTCCCGCTGATCGTCTCGCCACGGCCGAGGGCGTCGGCCAGCGCGCGAATCTTCCGGTAGCGCTCCATGTCCGCCGGGTTGTCGTTCAGCGACTCCAGGCCGCGCAGCCCCTCCTCCTCGGGCGGGAACCCGAGGCTGAGGTTCGAACCCCTGAAGTCCCAAGCGATGTCGGGGTGGACGATGCTCAGGTCGGGCTCGCCCTGTTCCATGTCCCGCAGTACGAGATGGGCGATGGCCGCATCCCGGGTGGAGAAAGTGCCGTTGTGGTAATGGTTGCCGAGGGGCATCTCGCCCTCCCACCGCTCCTCGGGCGGTGTCATGTAGAAGCCGGTGGTGTGCGGTGCGCGCACGCTGCCGATCAGCCGGCCGTTGCGCCAGACCTCTTCGCGGCCATGGTCCGAAACGAGCTTCGGGGAGGGCGTGAACCCCTGCGCAGCGAGTTCCTGTATGCGCTCGGGTGATCCGAACAGGGCGCGCTCACCCTCTTCGCTGATGATGCCGTTCTCGCCGGTCTGGTACTGCCTCAGCTCGTCGTGCGTCGGGATGCGCCGACCGTCCACGGTGCCCGCACGGCGGCCCTCTCCATGTGCGGCGTTGATGCCGTACTGGGACGTGGGCGCCGGGGCATCACCCGTGGGGGCCGCGCCCTGACCGTCGCCCGCGCCTGGCGCGTCGGAGCCGCCCGCGGAAGGCGCGTTCGAGGATGAGGCGCCGTCTTGGCCGCCGACCGGCGTCGCACCGCCCTCGCGCGGCACGTCCGCCCCGCCGGCCGCAGGGGCGTCGGTGTCAGGGAGGCGTGCGACCTTGTCGTCCGCGAGGATCGTCACGCCGTTGCGGACGTTCGGCTTGGCGTCGGGGTTGTCGCTCAGGTGCAGGCGCCAGGCCTTCAGGCGCTCCCCGTCGCGGGTCGCGGTGACACTGCGGGCCGGGGCGAGGAGGAAGCCCTCCCGGGTCACCTTGCTTCCGGCGGTGTTCTGCGTCTCGACGCGCACTCGGTCACCGCGCTGCGGCTCGTTTGGGTTGACGATCTCGGCGCGCGGCTCGTCGCTGATGTCCGGGACGGACGGCGTCCGCTCCGGCCGCTGCGGCGTGCTCTCCGCCGGCTCGGGGACGTCGGTCCGGTACTGCACATCAGCGCCCTCGGGGATGGCCACGATGTCGCTCGGGTGGAAGCGCCGAGCCTGGTTCTTGACCTTCCAGTAGCCGTCTCCCTGCCAGTCGTTGGAGCGCTCCACCACGACGTTCATGTGCTGAGTGCGCTTGCCGTCCTGGCGGGCGACGATCCGGAAGCGGTCCCCGATGCGGGGCTGGATCCGGGAGCCGTCAACGGCCTGCCAGCCCTCCGGCACGGGCACACGGGACGCGCTGGCCCGCTCCTCCCAGGTTTCCATCCGGCGCTTCAGGTCGGAAGTGTCCTCGCGCCCCGGGTTGCCCTCCGGGAGCCGCTCCGCCAGCTCGCCGTCGTAGAGCGCCGCCGACTCCCTCTGCACTGCGTCGCCGCCCTTGAGCGGATCCCGCGACTCGACCTCAATACGAACGCCGCCGTTGAACTGCCTGGTGTGAAGCACACGGCCCACCAAGTGCTTCGGCTCGTTGTACATCTGGTCTGCCCCAACGATGTGCACCCAGTCCCCGACCTGGATCTCGGACGCGGGAACCATGTCGCCGTCGTAGCGCTGCCGCAGCGCCGCGAACTCGTCGGGCAGCCCCGCGGCAGGGTTGGCGTTGTCGGCCTGGCCGGTACCGGCGGGCGTGCGACCGGAGCCGTCACCGCGGCCGCGGCCGCTGCCCGTGCTGGGAGTGCTGCTGTCGGGGAAGTTGGGCAGGCCCATGCCGAGGCCGCCCGGGAGGCCGCCACCGCCGCCGTTGGGGGCGCCGTTGCCGAGCTGGTTGCGGCGACGCCGGCGCCTGTCCCGGTCGTCATTGTTCTCGGACTCGTCGGGCTTCGGCTCGCCGTCCCCGGACTCATCGGGCTTCGGCTCGTCGGTGCCCGGCTCGTTCGTCTGGGACTCGCCGGTCTCGGGCGCGTTCGTGCCTGACGCGCCGGTCTCGGGCGCGTTCGTGTCGCGGGAGAGCCGCTCGGCCCACTCATCGCTCTCGCCGTCGGCGACATAGATGTGGTCACCTGCGTGCCCGTGTGTCGAGAGGAGCAGCCGCCAGCCGTCGACCTGGCTGCCGCCGCGCCACATCTGCGCCCGCTCCGGCGGCTCCAACAGGTCGCCCTCGGCCACGTATATGCCGCCGATGAACTCGTTCGACCCGCGGACCCGCAGACGTTCGCCTTCCTGCAGCGAAGCGACATCAGCGGCCTCGCCGTCCGGGCGCCGGGAGATGGCTTGGGCGGCTTCCCACTTACGGGCGTCGTCCTCGTTTTCCTTCTTCACCCACTTGTCGCGGAGCTTGGCGTTCGCCTTCTTGCGCAGAGCAGGTTCGGGCGCGGTCAGGTGAACGACCCAGTCGCCCGGGTGCTCGGTGTGGCTGCCCGTGGAGAGGCTGGTCGTGCGCGGCCTGCCCTCCTTGCCGTCGGCGTGCAGGTTGACGACGACATGGGCGGCGTCCAGACCGTCGAACCTGTTGTCCTTCGCGTAATAGCCTCTCGCCGGGCGGTAGAGGTCGCCGGGCTTGAGGTTCTGCAGACGCGTCCAGCGCATGCCGTCGGGGAGTTCGGCCTCTCCGACGATGAACTGACCGTCACCGGTTCTGGGATCGGCGACAGGAAGGTACTCGCCGCCGAGGGCGCTACGCCTGTTGTTGTAGTGGTGGTACCCGGAGAACGACTGATCGTCGTTCTGCCCGCGCCAGGCGTGGAAACCCGCGTAGTACGCCTTGACGTCGTCACTCGCCGAACTGAGGGATCGCCCCACTTCGGGGAAAGCTCCAGTGAGCCCGTTCGCTCTCTGCTCGGGGTCGTCGCCACCCGCAACGCCAACGAGGAAGTCCTTGACCTGCTGCTCTGTGAGCCCGTGCCGGTCGGCATCCGCCACAGCGGCAGCAATCTGGTCCAGCACAACCTGCCGGCTCCGCTCGCTGTCTCCGGCCCACAGGGCACCCAGCTTCTCGGCGGCATCCTTCATTCCGGATCGCGTAGCGATGCGCGGGATCATGATCTCCCGGCTTGCGGCACGGAACTCTCCGGCAAGCCGCTGTGTGGCCTCTCGCATGGAGGCTGCATGACCGGCGAGGAAATCCCTCTGGTCGCCGTCGTACTGCGCGAGCAGATGACGCGTGTTCTCGTCGAACTGGTCCAACGGGAAGGCGTCACCCGCGTCACCGATCCACCGGGGAGCCGCCTTCGGGCTGAGTGGCCTGGAGGCGGGGCCGGGCATGTTCTTGACCCGGTCCAGAAGCGCATTCCGCGGACCGTCCGGGGCCGGGTTCGCCCACACGCCGGCCCACTTGCGGTACTCGTCGACCTCCTTCTGGTCGGGCCGGGTGTATTCGCTCAGGTCGAGCCCGGGAACGTCCGGGATCTCCAGTTCGGGCACCGGGCCGGGAGGAGACATCCGCTCGACCTCATGACCGGCAGGGACTTCGATCACGTCGTCCCACGCATGCACGGCATGCGGCGTGTCCGCGATGTGCACCTGCCACGACATGACCGGGTCGTCGCGGCGGGGGCCGTCTCGCCTCGCCGCCGCGCTGACGACGTATCCCTCGCGGGTGACCTCGTTGCCGTCCGCGTCCGGCACCGTGGCGCGGATGTACTGGCCGGGCTTGACCGAGTCGATGTCGACGGGGCCGAGCGCCGGGGCTTCGGGAGCGGGCAGTCGCTGGATCTTCTGGTCGGCGGGGATGTCAACCTGGTTGCCGCGGCCGGGCGACTGGTTCGGCCCGTTCCCGATGTACAGGATCCACGCGTCGAAGTCCCCGTGCCGGGGGCGGTGACCCTTGCCCTTGCGGGGGTTGGCCAGGAGGTAGCCCTCGTGGACTCTGGTCCTGTCCAGGGTGTCCGACACTTCCACGCGGACGTAGTCGTTGATGCGGGCCTGGTCCGCGTCGATGGTCTCCCCATCGGCCTCCGGCTCGGGACTGGCCTTGCCCGGGTCGCCGTCGGCGGCCGGGCTGCTGTCGCTGCCGTTGAGGTCGGCCAGCTCTGTGCGGACCTGCGCCGCGTCGAGCTTGACCGGGGCGTCGGTCTTCGACGTCTCCCGGTGCCCGTACGGGACCCAGTCCGGGGCGTCCACGTCGCGCGGGACGTCCGGCTCGCCCGGAGGGGGCATGGTCTGCCAACTGTGCCAAGCGCGTGACGCCTGTGCACGGATCTTGTCCGCAAGCCTCTGGAGAACTGCCTGCCGACGGCGGCCCTCGGGGGTCGACGCGTCCACGCTGTCCGCGGTGGCAGTGGCCTCCTCCGCGAGCCGGTTCATCTGCCGGTAGTTGAGGCCGCCCTGCCCCCAATGCTTCGCAGCCTCACTCAGTTCATGGTCAGAGGACTTCGCCCACTCCTTGGCGAGCTTGAAGAACTCCTCACGCTGAGCGTCGCTCAGCTCGCTGTACTGGACTGTGTCCCTGCCCTCTTCGGGCCGCAGGTGCCGCCAGGCCGTGTCCTTCAGCGCCACTCGCATTCCGTTGTCGCGGCGGTTGCTGTCGACGGCCTGAGCGGCTTCGCGCGGCCCGTACAGCGGGTCGGAGGCCGACTGCGCCGTCCCGCCGCCGGTCTGGCCACCGCGGGCGTCCTGGCCATGCCACACAGTGCCGCGGCGGCGGATCCAGCCGACGACGTTGCCGTCCTCGTCGAGAACCTGCCCGTGACCTTCCTCCAAGTCCAGATTGGCCAGACGCGCGCCGTAGAAGAGCCCCAGGCCCTCGGGGGTCTGCGCCGACTCCAGATCCTGCTGCCGCTTCTCCCCGCGGGCTGCTTCCTGCGCTGTGGGCGCGTTGTGCTCGGCCGTGCGTGCCTCGCCGGGCATGGACAACTGCCGCGGCTCGTACGTCCGCGGAGCGCCGCCGCCGTCGAGGACAACGACCTTCCCGTCCTCGGCGAGGATGACGCGGCCCTCACCGTTCGGGGTGACGGCCGTGTCGCCGTTGTGCCACTCGCGGGCGGTAGAGCCCTCCTGGGCCTGTCGGTTCGGCCCGGCGGGCAGCTCAGTCGGGAGGGTCAGGCCCTGGAGCTTGGCGGATTCCTTCACATCGCGGCGGTGCAGTGCTTCCTCGGCGAGCTGCCGCGACTCCTCGGTCTCGTCCAGAACGACGAGCTGCCGGGGATCAAGGCCGAGGCCGCCTCCGCCTTGAGTGGCGAGCTGGGCGGTGTAGAGGGTCGTGCGGCCGTCTTCGTCCACCGTCTTGGCCATGACGAACCGCGAGCCCCACAGCTTGTCGCTCGACGAGCCCTCCCGGATCACATGGCCGGGCTGGATCTCGTTCGGCGGGACCGCCCGGAACCCATCGGGGAGGGTGTCTGCCCACGCCGGTCTCGGGAGGGCAGAACCGTCGTCCTTACGCACCGCGATGAAGTGGTCGGCGTACCAGTTTGGGTCCGCCCGGAACTCGTGGCCGGCGTCGTCGCGCAGGATTGGATTGCCGCGGGTGTTCACGACCCGGGCGGTGACGGTCTCGCCGTCGTCGTTGCGGTAGTCGACGTAGTAGCCGACCTGATAGCGGATGTCGAAGCGTCGCCGGTACGCCTCCTTGTCGGCCGCAGTGGCATCCGGGCCGGGCGGAACCTGGTCTCCCGTGATGATGCCAGTGGCAGGGTCGGGCGCAGCCGGGCTGCCGGTGTTCGCCTCCTTGCGGGGCTCGGTCGTCTCCGGGCTCGGCTGGTCGTTCTTCAGTGCGGCGAGTTCGTCACGGACCTTTCCGGCGTCGAGCTTTGCCGGGGCGCCGCCGCTGGCCTCCGGGTAGCGGCCCTCAGCCACGGCCTGGTTCAGCTCGTCCTCGGACGCGACCGGCAGTTGCGGCCGGTCCTGCCCGTTCCGGCGCTGGACCTGCGCGGTGCCGATGTACTGCTCGCGCTGCTGCCCGTCCACGTCGTAGCGGGCGATGAGCCCGGGGCCGTCGAGGCGGGCGACCTCCCCGACCTGCGGGGTGCCGTCTTCCTCCTGGAAGTTGATGCGGTCGCCCGGCTTGAAGTCGTCGAGGACCCAGTCCCGCCGGTACTCGCCGGTCGGCGGCTGCGTCGGGTCGCCGTCGTTGACAGCCTCGAACACCCAGCCCAGGGAACCGGCGTCGAGGACGTCGGTCGCCCGGGTCACCGCCACGTAGGCGACGCGCAGGTCTTCGTCTTCGGGGACGGTGTCCCACTTGATGTGGCCGTTGTCGTCGTACTCGGGGCCGCGGAAGTCGTCCGCGATCCGCACCTTCTCGGACTCCAGGCCCTTGGACTTGTGGGCCGTCGTCACGAGCAGATCGTGCGGCTTCTTCTCGTCGACCAGGCGGCCGCCGCCGGTGTCCTCCTGCGGGTAGAGCTTCGCCAGATGGGCGTCGATCTTCGCCTTCGCGTCTTCCAGCGACAGCTTGTTGTCGACCTGGTAGTTGATCGTCCTTCCGTTCTTGGTGAAGGACTCGGTGCGCTTGCCGGGCTCGTAGTAGTAGCGGCGGGACTCGCGGTCGTACAGCAGCTTGCCGACGCCGTTGGTCTTGGCGTCACCGAGCCACCGCTTGAGCTGGTCGACCTTCGGGTCGTTCCAGTCGAGCGTGACCCACACGCGGCCGCCGACGTTCTCCGTGTCCGCGGCCTGCGCCCCGGACTCCATCAGCTTGTCGATCTCGTCGGGGTGTTTGTCCAGCAGCGCGAACAGGCTCTTCAGTTGCTGGAGCTCCGGGTCGGAGTTGACCTCGTCGAGGATGTCCTCGTACGACTTGCCGTTGAAGCGGGCGAGCTCGGCGTGGCTGGTGCGCTCCCCGTTGGCGAGCGCACGGGCGGCCGTCACGAACTCCTGCAAGTCCTTCACGCCGCCGGACACGGCGATCGTGCGGCCGGCGGCGAGCGCCTCCACCGCGGCGAGCGCGACACCGGCGTTCGTGCGGGCGATGACCATCGTCTCGTCGCCCGGCTTGATGTTGCCCAGGCGCGAGTCCTTGCGGTCGAAGCCCTTCAGCCGCATCCGCGTGCCCAGCAGGCGCAGGAACCTGTTGCCGACGTTCGCGACGGCCGGGCCGAACCGGAACGACTGGGTGAGCGTGGCGCGGGCGTCGACCGGGAGCTTGCTGAGCGCGTCGGAGGCGCCGCGGAAGCCGTATATGGCCTGGTTGGAGTCGCCGACCGCGACGACCTGAACACCCTGGTCGATGGCGGCGCGAACCACGCCCTCCATGACCGGGTTGACGTCCTGCGCTTCGTCCCAATACAGGGTGTCGGCGTCGATCTTGAACCCACCGACCGCCCACATCTTCACGATGTAGTCGAAGTCCATCGGCAGGTCTTGACCCGCGTCGCCCTTGGTGGGGTCGGACAGGTTCGCCCACATGCGGTCGGCGAGCGGCTTCACCGCGTCGAACAGGTCGCGGGCCTCCTGCGCCGTCTTGGCGCCGGTGATGTGCTGCGGGCCCATCTCCGCGTCCGACGACTTCGCCCACGTCTTAATCATCAGCTCGGCGACAGTCGCGGCACCGCCCGGGGCCAGATCCCGGTCCCCGGCCTTCACCGTGTCGTACCAGCGCATGCGGTCCGCGATCTGCTGCGCGGACAGCTTCTTGAACCCGCCCGCCTTGTGGTTGGGCAGACGGTTGTTCAGCCGCTTGTCCGCGACCTTCGCCGCGTACCCGTTGGCCGTCGAAGCGGTCAGGTTCTTCGCGTACTCGCCGCGGGCCTGCGCCTCGCGCGCCTCGTTCGCCACCGACCGGTTGAACGCGAGATAGACGATCTTCTTGCCCGGCATGCGGTGCGACAGCATCTTGAGCGTCGACGACTTGCCCGTACCGGCGAGCGCCATCACGGCCATGTTCAGGCCGCGGCGGGCCGCGCCCTCGATGATGATGCCCTGCTCCTCGGTGGGCGGGTACGCCTCGTTCGCCGCCGCCGCGGTGTCGATCCGCGCCCACTCCTCGTCGGAGTAGCCGCCCGCCTTGGCCGCGGGCAGGTCTTCCACCCGGTGCACCAGGCCGGTGGTCTCCGCGTCGTTCAGCCCGTACCCGGCCAGCCGGTCACGGATGACGTCGCCGCGCTTGCGCGGGATGACCTTCCCGTCTTCGCCGTACTCGGGCGTCGGGCTCCACCGGCGCCGCTCCTCTTCCTCCAGCTCGAACCGGCGCTGCTCCAGACGGAGCCGGTACGCGAGATCGACGGAGTCGGTCGCGTCCTGCAGCGGCGCGATCTGCTCGTCGAGAGTGTCGATCTCCTCGCCGATCTGGTCGCCGTCCATGTCGGCCGGCGGGGTGGCCGGGACCGGACGGGCATCCGACGGCGCGGACGGCCGCGGTGCCTTGCCAGCCGAGTCCGGGGCGCCCTGCTGCCTGGCGATCACGTCGCGGCGGTGACGCAGCTCTCGCTGAACGTCTGCCACCTGCGCCCCGAAGCGGCCAGAGCGCTCCTCCGGGGTCATCTCCTGGTCGTGCAGGGCATCAGCCAGGTGAAGGGCCGTCTCGCTCGCGGGGCCGAACACTCCGCCCGCGGCCTCACCCCACTGCTGGTCAAGGAACGTGAACAGCTCGTTGGACAGTTGTCCGACGCGGTCCCGCGGCTCGTCGCCGAACTGCTCCTGATAGCCCGCCTTCAGCGAATCGAGTGCGTGGCGGCTGGTCGCCTTGTTCTTGGCGAACAGGGCGCTCATCGGCAGGTCGCTGGACGCCGGGGCCGGCTGCGGGGCGTCGGCGGACCGCTGCCGCTCGGGCGCCTTCGTGACTCGATTGAAGGGGATCGTCTCGCGGTCACCCGCGGGTCCGTCCACGACCACACCGTCATCGGTGGTCTCCACGACGGTGCCCAGCTTGCGCTGCGCGGGTCCGCTCTCGTCGTACCAGTAATGGACCTTGTCGCCGGATTCGAACTGCTTGCCGTCGTCCGCGGACGGAGTCGGCTGGGGCAGAGGCGTCGTCGGGGTACCGGCGGCAGGCGGGTTCTCCTCGAACACGCCGTCACGGGTCCGCCCCATGATGTCGATGTACGGCACTTCGCGTTCCGCGCCGTTGCGGCCACGGAGAACGGCCGTGTCCTGGTTGGCCGAGCGGACGAACTCGCCGCTCTGCTGCATGTTCATGGCGTTCCGGTTGGAGAAGGCCACGGTGTCACCGGGCTGGAAGTCGCCGTCCTGCCAGGCGCGGCCGGTGGAGGGCGCGTCGCTGCCCTTGGCCGGGGTTTCCGGCGCGGGGGCCGGGGTGCCCGTCAGGCTGCGCCGGAACTGCTCCTGCGCCTCCCGCTCGATGCGGTCGCGCTGCGCGTCCTCGCGGCGACGCTTCTCGACCGTCACCGCGTGGCGGGCAAGGTAGTCGTCGGTGACCCGCATGAAGTTGTCCAAGGGCGCCTCCATGCCCTGGCGGTCGGTGTCGGTCAGCCGGTTCCGCAGGCGCTGCGCGTCCTCGCGGGCACCGGCCAGAGATGCGGCCGTGTCCTCGGTGTCGCCGGACTCCTGCGCGGCGATGGCTTGGAACACGTTGTCGCGCAGCGAACGGGCCGGGGCGGGCATGTCCCGGCCCCACGTGGTCTCGGCCGCGCTGGTGACCTGACCCTGCGCGCCTTCCACTCCGGTGATGCCCGCGCGCCACTCGCGCTCGTTGGCGAACGGGCGCACCGTGTCGGCCGGCTTGGGGGCCGGGCGAGGGGCGGCCGGAGCCTGCGGGGCAGGCCTCGGGGATGGAGGCTGCGGCCCCGTTCCGGGCGTCCCGGACGCCTGCGGCGTCTGGCTGTTGCGTTCCTGGGGCGCCTCGTCGGCCGCGTCCAGGGCTGCGAGACGGGCCGTGCGGGCTTGTTCCCGCTCGTCGCGCAGAGCACGTGCCCGGCGCTCGCCTTCGGGCGTCATGACGTAGTACTTGATCGAGCCTCCGCCCACGCGGGGCTTGCTCCGCTCGTCGGCGTACCCGAGGCGGAGGAGGCGACGGATCACGTTCGGGTGGGCCTCGATCTGCTGGCCGTCGGGCCCGAGGCCCGAGTTCAGCGCGCTCTCAAGCGCGCGGGCCTGCGCGGTCGTCAGGCTCGGCTCGGCCTCGGGCTGCGAGGCCGGGGTCTCCTTGGGGGCGTCCTGGCCCTCGGGCTCGGCGCCGGTCCGGTCGGCGGCTGGGGATATCTCGGCGAGGTCGGCGCGGACCTTCTGCGGGTCCAGCGTGACCGTTTCGCCGCTGTTCTGGCCGCTGGGTGTCGAGGACTGTTCGGCGGCGGCGCGGGCGGCGCGGTTCTTCTCGCGGCGCTGCTGCTCACGCTCCAGCCCGGCGTGGCGGACCACGTCCTTGTCGCTGGCCTCGCCCTTCGCGATCCGCTCGGCGAGGGTGTCGGTCTCCTCCTTCAGGTCGGCATTGTTCATACCGAGGGCGTCCGGCTGCGCCGGGGCGGCCTGCGCACTGGACGACGTCCGCGCCAGGAACGCCTCACGCTTCGCGGCGAGCTTCTTCGCCCGCGCCGCGTCCCGGGCCTCGGTGGTGGGCCATATCCACTTCACGCGGCCCTTGTCGTCCTGCGAGATGGCAGGCGGGGCCGGTGTCTTGGGGACCAGGTTCACATCCCGCGCGGCGACCTGCGCAAGGACGTCTTCCTGGTCGTTGGACATGGCGCGCAGTTCGGCGTCCAAGGCGGCGATCTGCTTGTTGCGCTTGGCGGTGTCCTCCTCGGTCACCGTGGGCTGCGCCTTCAGCCGCATAATCTCGTTGAGGAGGTCCAGTTGCCGGGTGGACTCCTCGAACACGGTGGCGAGTTCGAACGGCTTCCCGATCCGGCCGGCTGCCTGCTCGGCGGCCCGCTTCTTGTCCGCGCGCCGGTGTTCGGCGCGCTTGATCCGCTCGTCGATGTTGGCGATCGAGTTCTCGATGCGGGACAGCGGCAGCGTGCGCGGCTTGCCGTCGTGGTCGATGAGCTCGTGGTCCTCGTAGTCCTGCCAGGCGCCCGGGACCTGGGGCAGGTCGACGCGGACCGTGTTGTACCACTGGTTGCCGATGCTGCGGGTACGGACGAACCGGGCGGTGACTTCCAGGCCGCCAACCCGGCCGATCGGGATACCGGCCGCATTCTCGTCGTACGGGCGGCGCATGCCGTCCGCGTACACCGCCCGCAGGGCCGTGTTCAGCGCGTTGCGGGCGTCGTCGCGGGCGTCTCCGCCCTCGAAGTCGGTGGTGCCGATGGTGGCGTTGAAGTCGTCGCCGCGGGTGGGCTTGCGCTTCTCGACAGCCTGCTGGAGCTGCGCGACGTACTGCTTGGTCCACTCCTCGGCCTGCGCGGAGTCGCGGATGGCCTCCTTGAAGCCCTCCTGGGAGCGCCGGTAGGCGTTGAAGCGGCCCCGCAGCCGGTTCACGAGCGGCTTGAGCTGCGCCTGGGCGATCAGGTGCGGGTCGCCGGCGGTGAGGGCGCTGACCTCGTCTGCGTCGAAGTTGACGGGGCCGATGTCCTCGACGACGCGCTCGGAGAGCGAGCCGCGCATGAGGGCCCGGATGAACTTCGCCTTACGGGCGATGGCTTCCCAGAACTTGGCGTCGGTGGACCGCTCGGTGGCGTACTGGAAGATGGCGACTTCGTCGTTGGCGTTGCCCTGCCGGATGACGCGGCCGTTGCGCTGGTCGACGTCGGCGGGCCGCCACGGGGCGTCCACGTGGTGCAGGGCAACGGCGCGGAGCTGGACGTTGGTTCCGGTGCCCATCTTGGCCGTGGACCCGAGCAAGACGGAGATCTTGCCGGAGCGGGCGTCGTTGAACAGGCGGGCCTTGGCCGCGTCGTCCTTCGCCTCGTGGATGAAACGTATCTGCTCGGCCGGGATGCCCCGGGCGATCAGGAGCGACTTCAGCTCGTCGTACGTGGAGAAGTCGGTGTAGGTCTCCTCGTCGTCGCGGGACAGCGACTCACTGCCGTCGTCGGTGAGGCTGGCGTCCATCTCGTCGGCGTCGGTGCCGCTGCCGGCCTTCTTCTTCCGCTTCTTGCTGCGGCCCGGGTCCTTCGGCGTGCCCAGGTCGAGGAAGACGATTTGCAGGCCGCCCGGCGTGTCGTGCGGGGTGGCGTCGGTCTTGCTCGTGGGGAAGACGGCGTCCTTCGTCTCCCCGTAGATCCGCACGACGTTGTCCGCGACCGTCGGCAGCTTGTTGCCGCCGCCGAGACTGGGGTCGAGAAGGCGCGGGTCGAGCGCGGCCATGCGGCCGTCGCCGAGGAGCTTGAGGTGGTTGTCCTCCTTCGGATCAACGTTGCCGCCCTCAAGGCGCGCTGCGCGGGCCCGGAGCAGTACCTCGTACTCCTCCTGCGCCGGGGACATCGGCATGGTGATCGTGACGGCCTTGCCGCCGACGATGCCCGGCACGGGAAGGTCGAGGTCTTCAGCCGTCTTGACGTCGGCGAACGAGCGCCACAGCCGCAGCAGCTCGGGCACGTTCTGGAACGCCGCCAGACGCGTCTTCTCCTTGTAGGAGCCGTCAGGGCTGCGCTCGACCGCGGAGACCATCTGCGCGAACGTGGACGCGAAGTCGTCGAAGTCCAGCATCCCGAGCTCTTCGAGCAGGTCGGGGCGCAGGTAGCGCATCATCGTGTGGACTTCAGCGATGCTGTTCGCGACGGGGGTGGCCGTCGCGAACGTCACGACACGGCCGGTGTCGGACCGCTTGCGCAGCCACTCCAGCTTCATTTCCAGGTCGGAGGCCCGGTTGGAACCGTCGATCGCCGCGACCGAGGACGGCGTGTCGAGGTTCTTGTACATGTGGGCTTCGTCGACCACGAGGTAGTCGACGCCCATGTCCTCGAAGTGCAGGCCCGCAGCGTCTTTGAGGCCGCTGAGCTTCTTGTCCAGCTTCTCCTCAAGGCTCTTGAGGCTGGCCTCCATGCGCTTGACGAGGCGGGTGTCGTTGCCTTCGCCGTCGGCGTCCTTCTGCCGGAGGATCTTTTCTCGCAGCCGCTCCACGCGGCGGCCGATGTAGTCCTCTTGGATCTCCGGGCGCATCTGGATCGACTCGAACGCGGTCTGCGTCAGGATGATCGCGTCGTAGTCACCGGCCGCGGCCCGAGCGATGAACTCGCGGCGGCCCTTGCCCGCCAGGTCTTCGCTGCTCGCGGTGAGGATCCGGTTGTTCGCAACGGACTCGGGGAAGATCTCCGCGAACTCGTGCCGGAACTGCTCCAGCATGTGCCCGGGGACGACCATCGCGGCCTTCTTCACCAGGCCCAGGCGCCGCAGCTCCATGACGCCCATGGCCATCTCGGCCGTTTTGCCTGCACCGACCTCGTGCGCCAGGAGCACGGACGGCTCATTGACCATCCGGGCGACGGCGGCGTGCTGGTGGGGGTGCGGGTCGAACCACTCGACCAGGCCGGGGATGGTGCGGCGCTGCCCGTCGTAGGAGCGCGGCGCCATCGAGTTGAAGTTGTCGTTGTAGAAGCGCTTGTGCTTCTCGGCGCGGTCGGGGTCGGCCCACAGCCAGTCCGTGAACGCCTCTCGCAGGAGGGTGGCCTTGGCCTGTGCGTCCTCGGTGGCGTCCTTGTCGTAGACGCTCTTGGCGTTCTCGCCGTGGCCTTCCTTCTTGGTGACGACGATCTTGCGGTTGGTGAGGATCGCCTCGGCGATCTCCAGAGCGGTGTAGCCCTTCGCGCTCCACGTGTGTGCGGTGCGCTCCGCGATGCTCTTCTTCGCCCCGTCGGGGGCGTCGACCGCCCACAGGGCGCCGCCCTGCCAAGACACCGTGATCCGCTGGTCGCCGAGGGTCTCGCGGAGGAACTGTTCGACCGGCTCACGGCCGATCCAGGAAGCGCCCATCGGGGCGGCGATCTCGCCGGTGGACAGATCCGGCGGGACGACCCGCTCAAGGTGCTCGACGTTCAGGTCGTAACGGCTGTCGTCTGCCGCGGCGCGGCGGGCCTCATCGAGCTTCGTGCGGACGTTCCCCGACAGGTAGTCCGCGGCCGTGACGAGCTCGCCGTCCGGGGCCTGGAACGCCATCGGGTACTCGACGCCGGTGTCCGAGTCGACGGAACGAGCCGTCAGCAGTCGCGCGATGGCAGTGTCTGCGTCGGTGCGCATGACGCGGGCGAGGCCGTCGGCGGTCAGCCGGCCGTCGGTCTCCAGCACGATCGCAAGAGCGTCCTGCGGGTCGTCCGCGTACTTCGCGATCTCCCGGTACGTGCCAAGCCGCTTGCTGAAGATCGGCGCCTTGGTGGTCTTGCGGGTGGTGTCGTCGAACTCGTCGAGCGGCGTGATGTTCGACATCGTCGGGTCGTTGGTGAACAGGCCACCGCGCGCCGCCTTCTTGCGGTACGTCTTCTCGACCTTCTCCCCGGTGTCGGGGTCGATGGCGGTGCGCTTGGACCACGTGAACCGGTTGATGGCGCCGAACTTGGAGTGGTAGGCGTCGTACTGCTTGTTGAGCGCCTCCCGGAGTCGCTCGATCAGGGACTCGTCGGCGTCCTTGCGGTTCTCCTCCGCAAGGAGGGACTGGAACGTGTCGCGGATCGCGAGGAGCTGCCGGGCCTCGTTCGCCTGCGTCTTGAAGACGGGGAAGGGGTGCACCATGCCGTCGCGGACCTGCGTGAAGGACCCGTCCGGTTCGGCCTGCACGTGCCCGTCGACCCGGGAGGAGCCGGGCGGCAGAAGCGTGACCTTGCTGCGGCCCTCCGTGTCGGGCTTGTAGGCGAGGCCTGCCGCCTTCGCCTCCTCGACGGTCCGCTTCAAGGCCCGTTCCAGGTTGGCGATGGTCTTGCCGTCGCCGTCCACGCGCAGCTCGTTGTCCCGGTGCATGCCGTGGCCGACCGCGAGCTTGCCGAGGATCTGCTGAGGGTTGTCGTGGAAGTAGCTGTTGTAGAAGACAGGCGGCTCGACCTGATCCGGCGGCGTGCCCGGCTTGGGCGGCGTCTGCCCGGGAAGGGCGTACGTGGGCAGGGAGTGCACCCACATCGGCGGGTCGTTCTGCGTCCGCTCCGACGGCCGCTTGATCTCACCCTTGCGGTTGCGGCCCGATGTGAACGACTTGCTCTTGTCGCGGCGCCGGAAGATCAGAAGGTCCGTCATCACCGACGTGCCCGCGGTGCGCTGGTGCGCGCCGGACGGCAGACGGATCGCGCCGACCAGCTCGCCCTTCTCCGCCATCTCCATACGGGCGGCCTCGCTGCGCCCGCCATGGCCGTCCATCGTCAGCGACGACGTCACGACCGCGACCAGGCCGCCACCACGGGTCAAGTCCAGGGACTTGAGGATGAAATGGTTGTGGATCGAGTGGCCACCCTTGTTGTGCACCAGGTCGGGCACCTTGTACCGGCCGAATGGCACATTGCCGACCGCCGCATCGAAGGTGCCGTTGGGGGCGCGGGTGTCACCGAACGACTCGTGCCGGACCTCGGCGTGCGGGTAGAGGGCCTTCGCGATGCCCGCGGTGATCGAGTCGACCTCGACACCGGTCATGTGCGTGCCGTCGGGCGCGTAGCCGATGAAGTTGCCGACGCCGGATCCGGGCTCCAGCACACTGCCGGCGTCGAACCCGAGGTCGGTCAGGGCCGCCCACATCTGCTGCACGATCTGCGGGTCGGTGTAGTGCGCGTTCAGCGTGTTCGCGCTCGCGTCGGCCCACTCGGCATCGGACAGCAGCTCACGCAGCCGCTTCGCGAGCGGCTGGAACTGCGCATCCGGCTGCGGCTTGAAGATCTGGGGGACCGCACCCCACCCGGAGTACCGGGCGAGTTCCTGCTGCTCGGCCCCGGTCGCGGGACGGTTCTCGTCCTGGAGGCGGCGCAGGATCTCGATGGCGGCGATGTTCGCCTTGGCCCGGTTGACCGGGCTCGACGGAACGAGAGTCTTCCCGTCGGCAGGGGGCTCGTAGGCCGGAGCAGTGGCCTGCTGCTCCGGCGTACCGAACGCTACGGGAGCTGAGGCAGCTCCACCCGCGGCATGTCCTTCGTCTCCGTTCCCGGATCCTTCGGCATCCCGTACACCATGTCGTGCAGCACCCGTTCCCGGGCCCGCATCCGGACCGACTTCAGCTCGCGAGCCCGCGCCACCGCGTCCGTGCCCTCCTGCAGCGGAGGAGCCCACTCCTCCGTCAGTTCCTCGATCTGCTGCACGATCTCGTCCGACCGCTCCCGGGCGAACTCCTCGAACGCCTTGTCCGTCGGGAACCGATCCACTTCCAGCGGCCGGTACGTCTTCCAGAACGTCCGAACGAGATCCACGTACGACACTGTCATTGCTCCTCTTGTGCTGTTCGGACAGGGCCTGTCGAGCGACGCTCACGTTCTCACGCGCCAGGCGCAGGAACTCGGCCGCATGGGCATGGTTGGCGCCGCCGCGGCCGCGCAGGGCGCGCTGCATTCCGTCGAGGGCGCCTTGGAACTGCTGGATGGCTTCCGACGGCGTGATGTCACCGCGCTTCAGCGCGTCCACGGCGTCACCGGCAGGCGCCGCCAGGTCGTGCGCGGCGGGCGCTCCACGCAGCTCGGTCAGACTGTTGATGACCGGGCCGAGCTGCTGCTCCGCCACATCGAGCGCTTCCACGATGTGGTTGCCCGCGGCGGTGGTAGCCGCCATGTCGGCCAGGCTCGGGCCCTGGTCGGCGTTGGGGGCCGGCTGCGGGGCCGCCTCGGGGGCCGGGGCGGGGGCGTGGTCGGTGTCGTGCTCGCGCACCAGGTCCGCGAGGGCCGCCTCCTCGGTGAGGAACGGCTTCTTGGAGCTGTAGCGGGTGCCGTGACCGAGCCGGTTCCACGTCCAGCGACCCGCAGAGCCCTGGAGCGTGGCGTCGTCCTGGTTGCCGCCATCGACGGCGGCGGGGCGGTGGCCCGACTCATTGTGCGCGCCGAGCTGGACGCGGGAGAGCTGCTGTGCGTACGCCTGTCCGTCGCGGCGCTGGGCCTCGGCGAGGATCGCCGTCTTCTCAGCCTGGGCGCGGGCCCTCTTCGCCTGGTCGCCGGAGGACAGGGTGTCAGACCAATCCTGGTCGGCCTTCGCAAAGGCGGCGTCGAGGTCCTCGCGCGACACCTGCGACCAATCCCGCTGCTCGGGCTTCGCCTGCGGGGCGTCGGGGTTCGGGGTGTTGGTGCGGTCGCCCGCGTACGGGGTGCCGTCGGGGCGGGTGATGTCCTTCAGCGCGTGGGAACGCGTGCCCCGCTCGGCGCGCACGAGCACAGAGCCGGAGTCGCGGTTTACGGCCATGACCGAGCCGACACCGTCAGGCGAGTTGACCTCGTCGCCGTTGTTGGGGAAGTCGCCTTCCGGCGTGGCCTGCGGGGCGCTCGGCGCGGCCGCGGCCGGGGTAGCCGCAGGGGCCGGGGCGGGCTTGTTCTGCTGCTCCTGCCGCTTGCGGTACTCGTTCGCGGCGTGGGACTCCGGGGCGCCGTGGGCGATGTCCCACTGGCCCCGCTGGTCGTCCATCTGGTTGCCGAAGGCCCGGCTCCACACCCCGACCCGGTGCCGCTCGCGGGGGCCCAGCTTCGGATCCCACCAGTCGACTTCCTGGTCCGGGTTGGACGACTCGCGCACCCCGCGGCCGACCTGCATGGCGAACTGGCTGGCATCCTCCCAGGACTTGAAGCCCTGCCCTGCGCCGCCGGACCAGCCGAGGGCTCTGCCGTCGTAGGCGCGGTGCACATCGAACCGGTGGGGGCCGCGCTGGACGATCGCGAAGCCGAAGTGGTTGGCCATGGTGACGTTCCACTTGGGGTTGCCCGCCATGGCGCGCACCCCATCGCTGTACACGCGATCCAGGCCCGGGGCGCCGCCGTTCTTCCAGTACTCGCGCAGCTCACCGGTGTTGCCGGGCTTACGGAAGCCGACCTTGTCGTCGCCGTTGTTGCCGCTCGGTCCGACGTGGCCGACGGCGATGTTCTGCCGGGGGATGCCAGAGGTGTCGGCGATGGACTGCGCGGCCTGCACGAGCGGGTTCGGCCGCTCGGTCGGGGCCGCGGGAGCCGCGGGAACGGCCGGGGCCGGGGCCGGCGGGAGGACGGCGGGGGTCGCGGGAGCGGGCGTGTTCCTCGCGGCCGCGCCCTCACGCTTCTTCGCGGCCTTGTCCGCGAATACCTTCTTCGCCTCCACGCTGGCCTGGCGCACCATCTCCTGGCCCTCGGGAGACTCCAGGCGCTGGTGATAGCCGGGGCTGTCCCAGTCGAACGGCTTGTCGCCGAGCTGGGCGGCCTCCAGGCGGTTCGCGAAGTCGACGGCTTCGCCCTTGCGCTCCGACATGGCCAGGCGGACGCCGCTGCCGGAGACGATGACCGCGTATCCGGTCTTGCGCTGGCCGTTCTTCTCCACGGTCATCTTGGCGATGACGAACCGGCCGCCGCGGGAGAGCTGCGGCCTGTCGAGCTTGGCGAACAGTGCGGCGGTTTCCCGCTGGTGCCGCTCCTGCTGGGCCTTGTCCTGCGTGTACGGCTCCAGATTGCCCTTCCGCCAGTAGGCCTGAAGCTCGTCGAGGTTCTTGAAGAGTTTGCCGCCCAGGGCGCTGGCCGGTCTGGCTGCCTGCGGCCGCATGGGCATGCTCGTGTTGCCTTCACCCGGGGGCAGGCCTCCGCGAGAGCCGGGGCCCTTCTGGGGGCCGTCGGAGCGCCAGGCCCGGGGAACGAGCGGCTGACTCTTCGGGCGGTTCTTCCTCGGCGCGGGGATCGGCTCGTTGCCGTGACTGGTGAAGCGCTCGTGAGCGAGGCGCAGCGCGTCACGCAGGTTGGCGGCGTACCGGGCAACCTCGTCCTGGCCGTCGTTGTGGGCGATCTCCGACAGCTGGTTGGCCTCGTCCGCGAGCCAAGACAGGCGTTCCACGTCGTCCGGGTTGAGCTGGTCGTTCTTGTCGTCCCGGACGTCGAATCCGGTACCGGCGTCGGCCAGGCTGTCGTACAGCTCGTCGGCTTTGGCGTTGTGCCAGTTCGCCGGCCAGACGCCTTCCAGGTCCCCGAAGTACTCCTCACTCAAGTCGCGCACGGCGCGCCGGGCGTGGCTGGTGTCCCAGAACTGGTGGAAGTGGTCGTCTACCGGGGGGCCGGCGGCGCGCAGCGCATCACCGTTGCCCATGACGTGCCGCTCGTGGGGGGTGTCGTCCGCGTTCCTGTCGATGGGCAGCAGGTCGGGGAAGCTCGGCATGGCGACGTTGCCGCGCCGCCGGGGCGGCAGAGGGTCGCCGTCGTTGTCGTGGATGTTCGTCATGACGCGGCCCTGCGGGACGAGCGGCTGATCGTCGTCGTGGTTCGGGTCATCGGGGCCGGCGCCGAGATCCTGGCCCTCGATGTCCTGGCCGATCGGCTTGCCCTGGTCGTCGCGCTCGTGGACGGTGTCCGGGGTCTGGCCGTTGTCACCGCGGTCGTTGGCGGGGTGGTCGGCGCCCTCGGCTGTGTCGTCCTTCGCCGGGTCGTGCGGGCCGTGGCCAAGCCCGCGGTTCTCATCGCCGTAGCGCCGCTCGTCCTCGTCGCGGACCTTGGACTTGCTCTTGGTCGGCGCGGAGCCGTCCGGGCGGCTGACCATGGTCAAGCGGGCGGCGTTGATGCGGGAACGCTGGTGGGTGGCCAGGTTCTCCACGAGGACGTCGCGGCCACCGAGCGCGCGCAGGACGCGGGCCATGCCGCCGCCCCACATGCGGGCGATACCGCCCGTTTCCACGAACCTGCCCTTGGAGTCACGGGGGTGCAGATCCGGGTTCCACGTGCGGCGCAGCCTCTTGGTTTCGAGGCTGGCGAGGATGCGGTCTACGGCGGTGGTGATCGGCATGCGGCGGACCATGCACACCGGGGATGGTTAACGTCGCGGGCTCGAATTTTGCGGCCCGCGACGCGGCCGGACTACATCGTCTCCGTCAGGATGTGGAGGAGGAACCAGCCCGAGAAGCCCGTCCAGGCGAGGGTGAAGGCGGCTCTTCCGAGCTTCGAGGTACGGACGTGGAAGAGCCGTCGGACGTTCTCGCTGAGGGTGTCCTCGTCCTTGCGGTTGATGAGCGCCCACGTCTCGTAGAGGGCGAACGCTGAGGTCCATGCAGACCAGATGAGCCAACTGTTCATGACGTCGTCTCCATTGCTGAGGAGGGCAGGGGGCGGGGGCCGGTGCCGTCGTACGGGGCGGCGAGACCGGCATTGATCAGGGCGCGATTGAGCTCGTGGCCGTAGGGGGTCGCGATGGTGGCGAGGTAGCGGCCGTACTTCTCGCGGCGCTCGGTGTCGACGGTGAACGCGGGCCCGTGCGCGGCGACCCACTCGCGGACCCAGTCGGCGGCGTGCTTCCCGGCGTCGGTGTTCTTCTCGGCGGTGTTGATGCCGAGGAGCCGGACGCGTTCGAAGGCGCGGAGCTCGAACCCGAGGTCGATGGCGAGGTCGAGGGTGTCTCCGTCGATGACGCGGGTGATGCTCGCGCTGTAGGTGTGCGGGGCCGGGGCGTCGGTCAGGGTCGCGAGGTAGCGGCCCTTGGTGTCGCGGGTGGTCTGGACGGTGAGCGGCCCGCCGCTGGCCTTCAGGTGTGCGCGGGCCCACGCGGCGGCCTTCTTCGGGTCGTCGGTGGTCGTGTCCGCGGTCGCCACGGCGGTCAGGCGGACGCGTTGGGCCAGGTGCAGGTCGAACCCGAGGTCGATGTCGAGGTCGAGGGCGCCCGCGCGGCCGATGCTGAGGAGGGTGGTGCGGTAGGTGTGCATCACAGGTCGCCGCTTTCGGTGGTGCGGTAGCGCAAGCGGCACCGGCAGTTGATCGTCAGGTGGAGGGGGGCGAGCTGATCGCCGGGGAAGCGCATGGCGAAGCCGCCGACGTCGTACGGCTTGCCGACGGGCAGGGTGGTGCCGTCTACGGCCTGGTGGGCGGCGCGTACGCGGTCGTCGCGGCGGGTGACCCAGGTGCGTTCGATGCCGGGGCTGATCGCCGCGGCGGTGGCTTCCGCGGTGCCGTTGACGGTGGCGACGGCCGCCATCTCCGCCATCCCGGACGCGGTCTGTGCGGCCTGGTCGCCGAACGCGGTGCGTACGAGCGCGACCAGGTCGTCTATGTCGTCGGTGACGTCCTGCGCCTGAGTCAGCAGGGTTGCCGCGCTGTCCAGGAAGCCGCGGGCGATGTCCTCGGCGGCCGCCACGGCGTCGAGGACCGCGGCGGTGATGCGCTGCGAGGCCTCCGCCGGTACCCGCGGGGCGCCGAATGCGGCCATGGTGCGATCCGCTGTGGCGGCTGCGACCCGGGCGAGGATCCGGGCGAGGGTTCCGGTGACCTCGTCGAGCCACCGGTCGGCGCCGATGACCCGGGTCACGTCGAGTGCCGTGTCCCCGCCGCGCCGGTCCTCGGGGCCTGTCGGCTTCCAGAACTTGGTGCCCTTGCGGGCCTTGGGGGAGCGCAGCCGGGCGGTGACGACGCCTTCCTGCCGGGCGAACAGTGACTCCAGTGCGAGCGCTATCGCCTCTTGCGCCCGGTCGTAGTCGTCGTCTGTGACCTCGTACGAGGGCCGGTCGACGACCTTGAAGGGGAGGGCCTTCGTCTGGATGCCGCGGGCTTCGTCGACGGCGGCCGCGGCCGGGCCGGGCTCGGCTTGTACGTCCTGCCCCATGCGGGCTTCTGCGACTGCTGCGGCGGCCTCCCCGGGGCCGGCGGGCAGGTCTTGACCCATGCGGGCGTCGGCGACGGCCGCAGCCGCCGCACCACTGCCGTCCAGCGCGGGAGTGCCGGCGGGCTGTCCGCCGTCGGCGCGGGCCTGCGCCACCGCGTCGGCTGCCGCCCCGTTGCCGCCGGGCTGCGCCGACGGGTCGATGGGTGCGTTCGGGCCGCCGGGCGGCATGCCGGGGACGGCTTGGGAGCCGCCGCCCTGGATGCCGAGCGCCGCGGCGTCGGAGGGGAGCAGCGGGACGGGGGCCTTCTGCGGGGAGATCCACAGGGCTCGGGAGTGGGGGTTGTTGAACGGGGTGAGTCCGGCGCGGCGCCGGTACTCGTCGATGGAGATGAGTCCCTTGTCGAACTCCTCGCGGGCCTCCTGGCGGCGCTTGCGGCGGGGGAGTTCGAGGGCCTGGACGGTGGAGGTGTTGTAGCGAATCCCCAGGTCGTCTCCGCCGAGGTCTCCGGCGAACGCGTCGGAGATGAGCGCCAGGTGGCCGAGCTCGGTGTGGACCCAGAACCCGTACTCTTCCTGCTCCGCGTTGTCGAAGGTGCGGCCCGACGCGTTGCCGGTGACGGACTCCGGGACGCCGAACGCCCCAAGGATCTCGATCTTGGAGTTCATCGCGGCGTGCTCGTAGGCCATCTCGCGCGGCCGGGCCGCCAAGTCGACGTAGTTCATGCCGCCGGGGCCCGCGCCGACCACGGACACGTGCCCGGCGAACTCCGAGCCGGGCAGGAACCGGGCCTCAAGGCGGTCCATGTCCTTGTCGGACAGGCTGCTCGTGTCGACGGCGACGATGCCGCCGGGCCTCGCGTCGTTCTTTATGAACGCCACGTTGTACAGCCGGGACAGGTGGTCGAGTTCGATGCTGATGCCCGCGGCTTCGAGCGGTGTCTGCCCGGAGAACGGGTCGGTGGGATGCGGCTCGCGGATCCAGCGGACCCGCTCCGGTTCGAGTTCGCGGACGTGCCCGAACAGGGTCGTGAACTGGAAGTGCTTGATGTACTCGCCCTTGTCGTCCGGGATGGGGATGACCCGGTCGGGCGGAAGGAGGTCGAGGCGGGTGATGGTGCCGCGGTTGGACCGGGTCACCTCAACGAACGCACCCCGCTTGGACAGCAGGATCTGGGCGGAGAGCCGCTTTCGGAACTGCGACCCGCTCTCCAGCGGGTTGGCCTTGGGCCCGTTCAGGAGCCGCAGGAGCGGATGGTCGTCGATGACCTCCTCGAACTCGCCGTCTTCGGTGAGGCCGCGCCCGATCTCCAAGGGGAGGCGGGCGGCGTGCTTGCCCATGGTGTCGATCGCCTTGTAGACCCAGACGACGCGCTCATACCCCTCGGTGACGACGCGCCCGAGATCCCAGCCGTCGGCGCGGCCCTCGGTCCCCCACACGTTGCTCGTACCGGCGTACTGGGTGGAGGTGTAGCCGCCCGTCCACGCGATCGTTTTCGACTCGGCGGGCTGTAGGGCCTGGTTGGCAATCAGGTTTCGCAGAGCTGGTAGCCAGCGGCGTCGGGCCATGTCACGCCCCCTCGCCGCTCATCCATACGGCGACGGCCAGAATCGCGCCGAACAGGACAGACCAGGGTGTGAACGTGTACGCCGCGGCGGACATCAGGGCCAGGCCGACGGTGAGGGTGACGTAGCCGCGGTAGAGGCGTACCTGGGGAGGTACGGGCGGCTCAGTCTGGCGGAGGACCGCCCCGCCAGCGGATGCCGTCAGTGCGCCGATCAGGAACACGACCGTGGGCGGCGACGCCGAGTAGAGGGCTCCCAGCAGGCCGACCGTCCCGACGCCGGCCAGGAGGAGGCCGAACAGATCGCGGGCGAGGCGACGCCGCATAGCCCAGCGGGTGGGAGGCGGTGGAGACTGCGTTGGAGGATTCACGCCGCGGACCGTAGGAAGGCCCGCGGGTTTGCGTCGCGGGCTAGGCGTCCAGGTCGATCACTGCGTACGCGATACCGAGCCAGGCCAGGACGGCGACGAAGACCGTGACGGCTGCGGCGGCGCGGGCGTCACCGGTGTGGGAGAAGGTCAGTCCGCCGGAGATGAGACCGCAGGCGAGACCGGCGAGGAAGACGCGCATGGGTGGTTCCTATCGGGCGGGGCGTGAGACGCCGGAGACGTAGGCGCTGATGCCGCGCCGCTGGATGGTGCCGCCGGGGATGAGCTTGGCGCTCGGGGGCGGCTCGGGGAGCTTGCGCTTGGCGCGCACGCTCTGGTCGCCGCCGATCAGGTGCCGGTTGTCGATGAGCGCTTCGCAGTCCTTGTCGGAGACGTCGTCGTAAGGGCGTCGGCAGCCGCGGCAGTAGACCTCAAGGGCGTCGATGCGGGTTCCGGCCGGGGCGGTGAAGGAGCCGCGGAAGTCGGCGGCCTTCGCGATGCGGTCCTCGACCTTGATCTCTGCGGCGACGATCCACACGTGCGCGCGGGTCTCGACTTCCGCGGGCTCGGTGGTGTCGGGCGGGGGTGATTCCAGCGGCTCGTCGAAGAGGTCCGCGAACAGACTCAGTTCCAGTTGGTCCCGCACTACCGCTGTTGTCACAGACGATCCTCCGGTATCGCAGTGGCCCCCCAGCGTCAACGCCTCGATGCCATATGGACGTAGTGACCGGCCTGTGCGTTACACCTGGTCGTTTCAGGGCAGCAGAAAGCCCCGCTCGTCCACCGCGGGGGTGGAGCGGACGAGCGGGGCCGTACGGGGGTGCGGAGCGGCTACGCGGGCGCGTAGGCGCGCACCAGGAGGGTGCCCAGCACTGCGGGTTCCTGCGGGGGGAGGACTTCCGCGCGCACGTCGGTGAAGCCGTGCCGTTTGAGGATGTCGGCCCACTGGTCGGCGCTGTACTGCCACCGGTACACCTGTAGTTCCTTCTCGCGGCCCTCCAGCCACTTGCCGCCCATCTGCTGCGCCCCGTACTGGCCGGTGACGGGCTCGCGGTGGGAGAAGGCGAACACGCCGCCCGGGGCAAGGCGCTTGGCGACTTGGGGGAAAAGGTGCTCGGGGTCGGTGAACCAGACGGCGCCCCATGTCGAGTAGATGGCATCCCAGGTGCGCAGGTCGTCGTCGAGGAACGCGCACGCCTCGGCGTGGATGAACTCCAGTCCGGGGAGGCCTTCCCAGAAGGCGCGGGCGCGGGCGACCTGCACGGGGGAGAAGTCGACGCCGGTCACCTTGGCGCCGGAGCGGGTGAGGTAGGCGGCGTTCTCGCCCTCGGCCGGCCCCAGGTCGAGGACGGTCGACGGGCTGCCGAGGAGTTCGGCGCCGGGCCCGTTGTCCTTGATGCCGGTCCAGTCGAAGCGCTCGGCCGCGGGGCGGGGTTCGGCTCCTTCTCCGCGGTAGGGCTTGTACTTGTCCCAGTACTCGGCTGCGGTCTGTGGGGCTGCGCTGGACATGCGGATCCTCCGGGGGAGAGACGAACTCCAGAGGCGTCACGCTAGCGGCGGCGCTGCCGTGCCGTACGGGAAAGGAAGAAACCGTCACATACCTGAACAAAGACGCCCGGGGTCGCGTGATGCGACCCCGGGCGCCTTACGGCCTACCGGTCAGTGGCAGCTCGTGCCCGGCGCGCACGGCGTGCACTTGGAGAAGTCCGCCTCCCACAGCGGCCAGTCCACGCCGAAACCGTTGTCAGCGATGACGTGGGCGGTCCGCTCGACGGAGCCGTCGTACTTGAACGCGATCTCCGGAATGTGTTCCAGGAACCGGCCGAAGTGCCGCTCGCAGAATTCCCGGTAGTTGCGGGTGTCCAGGATGAAGCCGTGGACCGCGATGTCCACGATCCGCCCGCAGCCGATCTCCAGGCGGTCGTCCCACCGCTCCATCGCGGTCATGAGGTAGGCGACGGCCTGCCCGAACAGGCGCTCAGCCATCACCCGGTCGAACGGGTTGTCGCGCATGAGGAGGAGGATCTGGCGGTCCCACACGTCCGGGGCGACGTAGTCCCGGGGGTCGCGGGTGACCGTGTATTCCTCGCGGTCCTTCGTGATGAGCTGCGGTGTTGGTGTTGCCATGGTGCCCTCCGGTGTCGGATTGCGTGGCGCTACCTCCCGGCCGACGGATGACGGCCGGGCTGCCCGCACCACACGGGTGCGGGGGTGGAGAGGCGCCGGGCGGGGGAGACGGGGGTGCATCCCCCGGCCGGCGCCGGTCTATGTGGGCCCGGCGGCCTCGGCCGTGGGCAGGTAGGTCAGGAACACGGCGCGGCGGTGGAGCTGTTCGAGCAGCAGCGCGTACGTCTCGTTGTCCGTCGTGATCGCGGCCCGGCTGATGGCGACGATGCCGTCCGCGAAGCCTTGCCCCGCGTACAGGCAGGCCTCCGTGAACCCGGACCGCTGCCCGATCTCGGGGGCCTGGCCGACGTCGGCGAACGAGGACGCCGCGAGCCGCCACCCACGGCTCCGTACGTGGTTCTCGATCAGCTCCAGATCCGCGCGCCGTTCGGCGCCCGGCTCGGCCAGCGCGTAGGGGACGACGCGGACCGTACGGCCCACAGCACGGGCCGCGGCCACGGTCTCCAACTGGAAGCGCCGTCGCACTATCTCCAGCCGCACGTCCTCCGGCCGGGGCGTGGCGGCGAGCGGCGGGTATTTGCTGGGTGTCGTCACAGTGCCTTCCCTCACGATCGGATCAGGAGCTGGTGCTCAGGGACTCGCCGAGGAGTTCCTCGTGCGGGATGGGGCCCGGCTTGAACCGGTCGAGGAGATCGGCCAGGGGCCAGTGCGGCACGAGACGGTCACCGCGGCACGGGCGTAGCCAGTACGGGCCCGGCGGCTGGGTCCGCTGCAGGGGCGGCAGGGTGAGTTCGTGCGGGGCGCCCCGGCATATGCCGTAGCTGTTGTCCCAGATTGCATGCGTGCCCGGCGGCACGAGCCAGATGAGCAGATCCTGCTCCGGGTCCGCGATGACCGGGCCGCAGGCGGGGGTGTCAGAGCGTGCGCCCCGGAGGCGCTGGACTTCGTCCATGAGGTCCATGACGGCGTGGGCTTGGGGGCCGGAGGCGGTCACGACAGCGTCGAAGAACTGGCCGCCTAACGGTAACCGGAACGGGTTCCCGTGCTGGAGATCCATCAGGTTCCGTACGCGCGCGGCGAGGTCGCTCATGTCCTGTGCGACGTCCTCGGGCGCGGCGTCCAGGGTGGGCCTGAAGTCGACGCTGCCGGGCCCGCGGCGGAGTGGCTGCGCCGCACGCTGGGGAAGGGGCGCGGGCGTCATACGGCATCGCCCCAGGTCGCGGGGAGAAGGGCCTGCACGGTCTTGCCGACGACCTCGCCATCGTCCTTCTGGTGGTCCCATGAGGCGGTGCCGCGGTAGTGGGCCAGCCACCACAGGCCGGGGGGCGCGGACCGGGGCTCATGGCTCTGGTTCGCGACCTGGTCGAAGTCCGGGAACTCGGGGAACGCGTCGTCGACCTCGATGAGCAGTTCGTCCGTGTCGGGGTGGGCGAGCAGCCGCAGGACAACCTTCCCGTCGGCGAAGGGCCGCCCGTGCCTCACGGCGTTGTCGACCAGGTGGGAGGCGACCCGGGCGGCGGCGTCGATGTTGCCGGGCCAGGAACAGACCGTGAGCCGCGGGCGGATGCGCAGCCGCGCGTTCGTTGCTGCTCCGCTGTCGGCGACCAGGCGGGTGCTCCATCGGAACGGGGACTGCTCTGCGGGCAGCGGAAGGAGTGCGGTCGCAGTGCCGGCCGGGCGCAGCACAGTGGCGGACGCTCCCCCGGGCGGGGGGACCGCTGGGGCTGCGGGTTCGGTTGCGCGCGGTTTCACGGCGGGGGGCTCCCAGGTTCATGGTTGTGCTCGGTCGGGCACTCTCTGCGAGGGCTGACACCACCGTGGCAACCGTGGGGGGACGGATCTACCCCCATATCCGCCTCGGGTTCGGGAGAGAAGTTGACGCCTTCCCTCGGACGTTCCTCGGACTTCCCTCGGATCGGTAAGTACCGTCTGTAGAGGGCATCTTGAGTGAGACAAGGTTCTACCGTCGGATCAGTGACGTGCAGTCGGATGTTCGAGGAGGAAGCCGTGTTGCTCTTCCGGAAGGCGCTGGAGTTACGCGGCATACGCACCCCTGATGACTTCCTCCCGGAGTACCGGAAGGTGGCCGAGCGGCTCGGGTCGAGGGACGCGGAACCGGCCCTGAAGACCGTCGAAGGATGGATCTACGAGGGGCGGAAGCCGCAGCGGGTGTTCCGGCCGGTCATCGTCGAGATGCTGGGTTACACCATCGAGCAACTGTGGTCCCCGGAGGACGCCGCGCCGTACTTCGCTGCGCAGGCAGACACGTCACCGACTGCACCCCATGTCGAGTTCGGCATGGACCTGATCGAGATGAGAAGGACGGGCACGATGGCAGTACGACGCGCGAAGGATTTCCTGCTCGGGGCAGACCGGGACCGGGTGGGCGACGACACGCTCGGCGTGCTCGACGACGAGGTGCGGCGCCTGGTCGCCGAGTACCCCCGGGTCCCGCTCCCGACGGTGTGGCCCGACTTGCTGGAGACCCAAGAACAGGTCTTCCGGCTCCTGGAAGGCGGCCGCGTCCGGCCCTCCCAGCTCCGCGACCTGAACGTCGCGGGCGCCATCCTGAGTTTCTTGGTCGCCAAGGGCTTCAACGACATGCAGAACCCCCACGAGGCCATGACGATGACCCGGGTCGCAGCAGCGTGCGCCAGGGACGCCGAACACCCCGGGCTCATCGCCCTCACCGACGGACTCAAGTCGCTCATCGCCTACTGGGCCGGGCGGCCCGCGGACGCCTACCACTACGCCGGCCAGGGTGCCGAGAGCGCCGTCAACGTGCAGGGGACAGCGGGCCTGTGGCTCCTCGGCCTCAAGTCGCGCGCCGCCGCGGTGCTCGGCGACGAGGAGACCGTGCGCGAGGCGAACCGGCAGGCCGCCGACCGGAGAGAGCGCGTCGTCCCGGACGACCTGGACGAGCTCGGCGGACTGTTCACCTACAGCCGCGCAAAGCAGCTCTATTACTCGGTGGAGGCCGAAGCGCTCCTGGGCCACGGCAGTGCGCAGCTCGCCGCGCAGGCCGAGGAAGCCGTCGACGCGTTCGCCGACCCCAACGCCCCTGACTGGGCATTCGGCGACCTCGCAGGCGCACAGTGCGACCTCGCGCTCGTCCGCCTCTACAGCAGCGACGCGGACGGCGCAGCGACCGCCATCCGCCCCGTGCTCAACCTGCCCGCCTCCCACCGCAACAACGGGATCATCGTCTCCGCCAGTCGCGTCCGCTCCGCACTGGATACCGGCCCCGTGCGGACAGCTGCGGTCGCGCGTGACCTGCGCGCGGAGATTGAGGCATTCCCGGGCGCCAGGCCTGCCCTGCCCCGCGGGTAGAGTCCGGGCATGCACCCGGTCATCCGTTCCAGCAAACGCCTCGACCTGCGGGAGCTCGCCCTCACGGACGTGGGGGCGTTGCACGCCATCTACGGCAGCCCCGTCGCGACCGCACACCTGTCGTTCGAGCCCCGCAGCCGAGAGCAGGTCGAACAGATCGTGGCCCGGTCCGTGGTGGCCGCCGCGGAGACACCCCGCACCGAGTACGCGCTCGCCGTCATCGAGAAGGAGACGGGCGAGCTGATCGGGTCCGGTCGTCTGGCCCTCGATCCCCACCAGCAGCGCGGAGCCACCATCGGCTTCGCGCTGCGCCCGCAGTCGTGGGGACGGGGTTACGGCTTGGAGACGGTGCGGCTCCTTCTCGGCCTCGGCTTCAACGACCTCGACCTGCACCGTATTTGGGGCGCCCGTGCCCCGCTCAACGTCCCTTCGGCGCGCACCATGGCGGCCGCTGGCATGGTCGAAGAGGGCGTCATCCGCGGGCACGTCCTGAAGGGCGGAGGATGGCGGGACTCCGTCGTGCACGCAATCCTCGACCGCGAGTGGGACTGACGAACGACTAGCCTGCGCCGTCCGCGCCTTCGGTGCGGGCCTGCTGTACGGCGGCATGCGCAGGGCCGCCGTACAGCGGCACCGCGGCGAGCGGGTCCTTCTCCCCCTGACCGTGAGTGCGGTCGTACACCGTGTCGGCGGTGTGCGAGCCATCCGCCCACCGGCCAGCCGTGTTGCGCTCCTTGAGCGGGACGCCTGCCGCGATCATGTCGGTGTTCGCCCCGGCCCGCCACGAGTGCGAGCGGACCCGCTGACCGTCGATGTACGGCACCCCTGCCCGCTCGGCGAGGAGCTGGAACCGCTCGTTCAGGGAGCCGGGGCGCATCTTCTTCCCGCGCTTGCGGTCCTCCGGGTAGGAGCGCAGGCCGCCTTTCACCGTCAGGGACCGGAACAGCGGATCATTGGGGCCGTTCGCGCCGAGCTCGCGCAGGACATCGAGCCACGCGCGGGCGCGGCGGACGAGTTGGAGGTCTTCCCGGTCCTGGATGAACCGCCCGGCGCCCTTTCCGGCCTGGTCGGTCTTGGACGTCGCCGTGATCACGTAGAGGCCCGTGTCGTGGACGCGGACCCGCCCGACGAGCTGATCGGCGAGCTCCATCTCCCGGTGCAGGTTGACGTACGCCAGGACCGCGAGGAACGCGTCCCGCTTGCCGATGGGGGTGTCCTCGTCGATCGACGCAATGATCCGCAGGTTGTACGTGAGCGTGACGGCCGCAGCCCGGTCGACCTCCCCGCCGGCCTTCACCCACTCTTTGCGCCAGGCCCTGACCCGACCCTGCGCGCGGGAGCGGTCGGGGCGCATGCCCACCGGCTGCCAGTTGTAGATGCGGGAGAGGTACTGCGCGACCGTGTCCGGCTTGAACTCCCCCGCCTTGCCCCTGCGGATCAAGTGCAGGGCGTACGAGGTGTACGTCCGGGTTGTGCACGGGGACGCGAGGAGCGGCGGCTTCTGCTGCGCGCACCAGGCCTCGAAGGCCCGGACCGTGGAGTCGCGGTTGATGACGGTGTTCTCCGCCAGGTCCGGCTGTTCGAGGTCTTCGACGTCCTGTTCGGTCAGCCGGAAGTCGGCATCGGTCCACGCGGGCCGCTCGTCGGCGAGCGGCGGCATCTCGCCGGGCGCAAGCATCGTGTGTTGGTTGACCAGGTAGCGCGGCTGTTCGGCGACGGCCGGGCCGGGGTGTCCGGCGGGCACCAACTCGCCTTCGACGATGTCCAGTTCCGAGGTCAAGACTCCTCCGGCGGCGCGTACTCGGGGTGCTCGGGGTGGTCGATGAACGGGGCGGAGAACTGCTGCACCATCACCAAGAGGGCGTTGTCCGGCTTGCCCTCCTCGATCGAGCGCTTCAGGAAGGCGACCAGCAGCGACTTGCCCTGAAGGTCTTCACGGGTCCGGTAGGGCTGGTTGCGGACGATGTGGAGCGCGGCGGCCTGGTCGGCGAAGTGCCCGCGGCCGGTAAGGACCGGGGCGAAGACCCGCCCGCCGGCGGTCTGCACGCCGAAGCGGCGCGCGTCCGGCTCGGTCAGCTCCCACCAGCCGTCTTCCGCGGCCACCATGGCACCGTCCAGCTCCTCTTTGATGCGGGCTTCCAGGAAGGCCGCCCACTGCGCGGCCGTCGCCGTAGCGGGTTCGGCGTCCGGTCGCTCGGGTCGCTGTCCGTGGACGGCTGACGGCGCCTCGGTCGGCTCCGGCCGGTACCCCTTCGGGCTGTAGGCGTCGCGCCTCACGACTCCGTCCCGTTCTGACGCTTGGGGTCGGCGTCCGTCTTGAGGAAGGCATCCGCCCACTCGGTCAGCGAGTCCTGGTTATCGAGATCCGTCACCGGTCCGACCATCCGCATGATGGTGTACATCTCGGCGGGCTTCTCCGTGCGCAGGCCGGTGCGGGGCTTCCAACGGGGCTCGGTGTGGGTGAAGTTCTCCGCGCGTTCGCGGATGGCCTCCTTGGCGGACGGGTCTGCCGAGGTGCCCATGCGGCCGAGCACCGGGTGGATCTCCTCAGGCTCGTTGAGGCCGAGTTGGCGGGCGGCGCCTTCCGGGTCGGCTCCTACGGCGTCGGCCGCGATGTGCGTGCCCGCTTCGTCCAGGGCGCGGTACAGGCCGTGCGCGGCGGTGATGAATGCGGGGGTGCTCTGGTCGTCACGGGGGGCGAGCCGGTAGCCGGGCGGCAGTGGGTCACCGGCGGCCGGCTCCTGGTCGAGCCAGAGCCGCCACACTGTGCCGTGTGGGTCTTCCGCTTCGTACGTGTTTTCACTGTGGTCGCCCACGATGTCCCATTGCGGTAGCGGGCCGCGCGTGGCCATGTGTACCCCTCCCCTGGTTGCCGGTTATTCCAGGCAGAATACCCGATAAGGCTGCCCTAACTAGGGTTCCGGGAGGGCGTGTTGCACACTGACCCGAGTTTCACCGTGAATGACCTGACATCCACACGGGCGACCCCTACACTCAGGTGAGTCTTAGCTGAATCTAGGCTCATTTCTCCTGGAGGCGATATGCGGGTAACCCTCGAAGCCGACGACGAAAGCCCGCTCGCCGCGGCGCTCCTCGAAGCGGCCCGCCATCCCGACACCACCGTCACCGTCGGCGACCCTGTCTGGACGCCCGAGCGCGCCGACCGGTTCGTCACCGAGGTGTCGATGCCAGGCCGCCGGCTGCTGCGCGCGGCCGCCGAGGGAAGCGGCCGGGTCGACGGCGAGAAGTTCCGCGAACAACACGGGGAACGGGCGCTGCACGGGCCGTCGGCCGCCATCACCAAGACCGTCAACCGCGGTATCCGGGAAGGGTGGTTGCCCGAGGGCGCGGAACTGCCGCTCTCCTCCACCTACGACGGCCGCTCCTCATGGTCCAAGACCGACGGATACCGGCTCCCCGCCCATCTGGCCGACATCTTCCGTGACGCCTTCACCCGGGTCTACCCCGCCGGGGCCGAGTCGCTGAACGACGTCCGCGAGCACCTGGCCGACATCTACGAGCAGGGCGGCCGCGACCGCGAATACGCGCTTGAGCGGGCCGACACGTTCCTCGAAACGCACGCCGACGCACTCACCCAGTGGGCCCTGGCCCGCGTCAACGCAGAGAGCAGGACGAGCGCATGACCCGCCAGACCGCCGCCCCGTTCGACCACGTCAGCCTGAACCCGACCTACCAGTCGGCGCGTTGGCTCGCCAGGCGCGTCGAGGAGGAGGAGATCGTCATCGATCCCCCCTACCAGCGCGGGGACGTGTGGAGAGAGGACCAGCGCGTCGCGTTGGTGCAGACGTGGCTGCGCGGCCTGCCCGCCGGCGTCGTGATCCTGTCCGACCGCTGCACCGAGGGATGGCGCAGGGCCAACCGCGGCCACGACCCGTACGAGACCGGCAAGGGCCTGTGGGCGTGCGTGGACGGCAAGCAGCGCCTGACCACCGCGGTGATGTGGTTCAACAGCGAGTTCGCTATCCCGGCGTCGTGGCTTCCCGCCGACTACGTCGCGGTCACCGAGGACACCGACGACGGCCCGTACGTCCGGTTCAACGGCTGCACGCCGATGGGGGAGCGCTTCCTGGAGCGGTACTGCTCGCTCCTCGTCGCCGACACCAAGGACTGCGCAACCGAGGCGGAAGAGGCGGAGTTCTACCTGCTGGTGAATGGCGGCGGTACCCCGCAGACGGAGGAGAACATGGCGAACGCTGCCCGCGTCGCCGAAGGAGCCTGACGTGGAGATCCGATCCGCTGTAGCAGACATGCTCTCTCCGGCCCGGTGCTGCGCGCCGGGCTGCCGGGCAGTGATCGACGCGGCCGGGAAGATCCCGTTCGGCTGGCGGTTCGAACGCGGCCCGTCGAGTAACTGGCTCCACCTGTGCCCGCTGGACTCAGCGGCCTGGGAGAAGCCGGAGCACCGGCCGGTGACCGGATATCAGCCGGCCGACCGCGGGTGCGCCTGCGGATTCCGTGCCCCCCTCACCCCGGACTCGACAAACGGCAGCATGGACCGTGCGTACGCCGAGCACCTGGTGCCGTACCTCGGCCCGCACCCCGACCTGGAACGCGGAGAACTCGCGGCAGCCCTAGCCGCAGAGAGGCAGTACCCAACCGATGGATGACGACTCGTGCCCGAACTGTGTGGACGGCACGTGCACCGAGTGCGACGGCGAGGGCTGCGAGGAGTGCAGTCACGGCGGGGTCTGCCCCGACTGTGACGGCACGGGCCGCCAGGCCGCATGACTGAACACCTTCGAGAGGCGCGGCGTACGAGCGAACGCTGCGCCCTCTCCGCTCCCGAGAGGACAACCAGATGGCCGAGTCACGGCCGCTGCGCCGCGCGACCGAAACCCGGGCTCCGGGGCACCCTGTGCGCCCCGAGACCGGCCAGGAGGCGTGACGTGGGGTTCCGCATCAGCGAGAAGGACTTGGACCGCTTCCCCGGTCTCCGAGCGAAGTACGAGGCGGCCAAGGAAGCGGCAGCACCTTGGCCGCCGCCGCCGCCGCCCGCCAAGCCGAAGCGGCAGCGCAAGCCGAAGGCCGAGGGCGCGGCGAGCAGCTCGGCGTACGTGGAGTGCGACGTCGCCGCGGAGGCGGTCGGCGCTCGGCACTGGGTGCTCGAACTACCGCCGGTCGAGCTCATCAACGCCAACGAGGTGCGTGGCTGGCATTGGCGCAAGGAGCGGGACGTGGCCAGGGCGATACGCGCGGCCGCGGCCGTCGCTGCTCGCGCGGCTGGTGTTCCGCGGCTGACCCGGGCGCGGGTGCTGTACCTCGTGCACCCGCGGGCGCGTACCCGCGTCTTCGACCCGTCGAACTGGTCGCTGTCGGCGAAGGCCGCGGTGGACGGGCTGTCGGACGCCGGGCTGTGGAGCGACGACAACGCCGCGGTGGTCACGGGCGTTGATCCCCGGGCGGGATCGCGTCAGAACGGTGCAAACATACGGATGTCCCTGGTCATCATCGACCAGGGGGACAGGGAAGAAGAGCAGTGACGAACCAGATGAGCGAGACGGCGGCCGCCGCTTTCGGGCGCGCAAACGATGCGGTGGATCCCGAAGACCTGGACGACCACCTGTTCGGCATCGTCGAGAAGGCCGCCGGTTCTCTGCTGCGCGACCGGCACCGGCGAGACTTCCCGCATGCCGCGGTGGGTGACCTGCTGGCCACGGTGGCGGCGCTGCGGGACGTGCTGGGCCTCTCCTCGACGCCGACAGCCGTCGAGGTCATGGCGTGGGAGCAGCGGCAGGGCGCGGCCAAGCATGCGGCGAGCGCCGTGCGGGTGGACTACCCGGTGACTTTCCTCGACGGCCCGTACGAGGGCGTGGAGATGACGCTGGAGGGCCCGTCGGGGGCGTACCCGGAGCCGGGGGACCCGTTGGCGTGGCTGGTGGAGGAGAAGGGCGGTTGGGCGGCCGGTCCGCTCGCGTACGTGCCGCTGCCGGTCGAGGGCCCGCTGTACACCAGCGTGCGGTACAAGCGGGAGGATGCGCCGCTCCCGGATGGCCGGTGGCGGTACCGGATGCGCACGGACGAGCCCGCTCCTCCGGAGGGTTCCCGGCCGCCGGCTCGCTGGTTGGCCCGGGGCGCATCGGTGTAACGATCACCCAGGCCATCACGTCTATCCCGTGCACGGCCCCTGCATCGGCACCCGCCGATACCCCGCTCAGGCAGGGGCCGTGCACCGGGAGATGCGATGAGCACAGCCACCATGGCCCGCGCGGACGTTCTGCGTGAGGCGTCGCTGACGATCTGTGGCCGCCGCGAGGGCAAGATGCGGGCCTGCAACTCCTGTCTGCGGAAGGCGGACGCCGTGGTGCACCTGGTGGCCACACCGGTGCTGAACACGGCGCTCCTGCCGCAGATCGCGGACATCATCTGTGGTTCGGCCGGTCACCCCTGCGTGGACTGCTGGGAGAAGGCCACCACCCTGCTCTTGGAGCTCCGACGTGACCACTGACCTCTTCGACGTCCCGTACCTGGTGCGCGCCCAGGTACGGCGCGACGACCAGGTGCACACGGCGCAGGTTGCCATCTCGGGCGGGGAGTGGGCCGATGCCCCGATCACCGCCCGCAAGTTCGCCATCGGCAAGGCCAAGTCGATGCTCTTCCTGAAGGGCCTTCTCTGTTTGCAGTGCGGGGAGTCAGTCGAGGCCTGCCCCATGGTGCCGTGCCCGGTGTGCCCCCATGTCCGTGTGAGGCTGTGGGACGACCGGGCCGAGTACCCGATCACCGACGACATGCTGCGCGTGTACGTGCCGACGACCCGCTTCAACGCCATCGCCACGGTGGACGAGCCGAGGACCCGCTACACCGGCGCCACCACCGCGGTGTACTACGGCCGGGCGACGAGGTACACGGCACAGGAGTTCCGCGGCACCGACTGGACCGAGATGCCGATGGAGGAGCGGCAGCGCGTCATGCAGGGCCTGGTCGACGAGCTCTTGCGCTTCTACCCGGACACGGACCGCGCGAGGGTGCGCACGCTCATCAACGACGGCAAGCGTGAGATGCCGTATCCGGCCAACTGGCTTGCTGTGCACAGCGATCAAGCCGGGTAGTCTGAGATACAACAACTGAAGAGAGCCGAACCGCGCGGGTGGTTCGGCTGACGCCAGGCGCACGAGCGAGCGCCAGGCACACGCTCCCGAAACCAGGAGGACTCTCGTGTCCGCTCTGCGCCCCTTTCTTCTCGGCAGCTCCCTTCTGACGTGACGTGACGTACCCCCGACCAGGGGTTTCGCCCATCACCTACGTCACGTCACTTCCCGGGGAGCCTGCTGTGCGTACCCTCCGTTCGTCCACGTCGAATGACTCGATACTGGCGCGCGCCGCACTCGGCACCACTGTGCGCGCCGTTGGCCGCGTCGTGTGCCGCTGGTGCGCACGACGCCGATACGAACTCGCCCCTGTGGCCGCCTCCGCCACGCTGACGGGGCTTGCCTGGCTGCACCACCTGAACGGTGTGAGCGCCCCGGAGAACCTGGCGTACGGCGCGGCAACTGCCGCTACGGCCGCGATCACGGGGCTCGCACTGAAGCACAAGCACAAGTCGCTGGCGACGGCGGCCGCGGGCGCAGCAGTCATGTGCAGCAACACGTGGATCGCCGCCGGGCTCGGTCCGTCGATCCCGTCGCTGATCTCCGCGGGGCTGATCACCTGCGGCGCCTACATCCCCTACATGAAGTGGCTGACGCGGGCCCGGCAGGACCGGCTCAAGCTGCAAGTGGATGCGGCGAAGGCCGGCGTGGGTGCGGAGGCACTCGGCACCGGCACGGGGACCGCGCTGACCGGGGCGAGCCCGCAGGAGACCAAGCTCATGACCGCCTTGGTGGCGCTGCTGGGCATCCCCGCGGTGGACGTGGTCGCGCTGGAGCACACGCTCTACGGGTGGCGCGCCGTGGTCGTTCTGCCAGCGGGCAAGAACACGTCTCCGGCGAAGGTGATCGCGCGCCGCGAGCAGCTGGCCGCGAACCTGGGGATGCCCGGGAAGCTGCGCCTGGCCCGCGGGTTGGAAGACAACGAGCTCGTGGTGTCCATGTACGAGACGGACCCTCTTAGCGAGACGCTGTCGTGGCCTGGCCTGTCGACGACCACGTGCCTTGAGCCTGCTGTCCTCGGCATGGATGCCGACGGCGAGCAAGTGCTCGTGAACCTGCTGTACAACCACGTGCTGATCGGTGGCGCGTCGGACAACGGCAAGTCGTCGCTGCAGTCGGTGCTGCTCGCGTACGTGGCCGCCTGCGTGGACGCTGAGGCGGTCCTGATCGACCTGAAGCCGGGCGCGGTCGAGCTCGGCCCGTGGGCGCCGACGGCGCTCGCGCTGGCCGACAGTCCCACTACGGCGCTGCACACGCTTGAGTGGCTGTGGGGGGAGGTGCAGCGGCGCGGCGAGCTCATGAAGGAGTGGGGCCGCAAGGCGGGTAAGCCGGTGAAGAAGTGGATCCCGGGCGAGCACGGCCCGGCCATCTTCGTGTTCATCGACGAGCTTGCCGAGCTGATGCGGCAGCTCCCGAACGCGGCGAAGCTCCTCGAATCGCTGCTGCAGGTCGCCCGGTTCACCGGCATCACGCTGGTGTGCGCCACTCAGTCCCCTTCGAACCGTGTGTTCGGCGGGAACACCGACGGCCGGCAGCAGTACCAGGTGCGTATCGGGCTCGGCGCGAAGGAGTCCACGACCGCGAACCTGATCTTCGGTCCGGGCGCGTACGGGGACGGCTGGTGCCTGGACGAGCTTGAGGGCCCGGGGTACTTCCTGCGCTGGGACCGTCAGAACCAGCTTCCGGTGATCTCCCGTGCGTTCTACATGACTGACGACGAGATCGGGGCGGCTTCGCACCGCTACGCCCGTGGCGCGGAGGGCCAGGAGGGCGCCCGGGAGCACCCGCAGGACGACCACGAGCCGGACGACGACCCGACGCCGCCGAAGCCGCCCACGCCGCCTTCTGGGGGCGGCCCGGGTGGCGGGCGTCCGGTGATCTTGCGCGCGGTGCCGACGTTCCCGGACGGGTCGCCGATCGCGGACGAGCGTCACCTCGCGCTGTGGAAGGCGGTGGAGGCGGCCGGGCACGACGGCATCACCGTCGACAACCTGGTGGCGCTCGGGCTGCCCGAGTTCAACGCCCGGTCGTCGGTGAACGGCCCGCTGTCGCAGTGGCGCAACCGCGGATGGGTCGAGGAGGCGGGGAAGCAGGGCCGGGCGATGGCGTTCCGGCTCGCCCCGCGTAAGGCGATGTCTGTACAGGCCGGGGTCGACGCCTCCGCCACGAGCGAGGAGAGCGCCGCATGCCCGGTGAGTCTGTGATCCCCCAGCACGTTTACCAGCCCGTCCCGTACGTCCAGGCCGCGGCCGAGGTCGTTGTCCACGACCCGGCCGACCCGGTCGTCCTCGTGCAGGACCCGCACAACCCCAACCGCTCCATTGCGGTGCTCCGCTCGCAGTTGGCGCCGACCCCGGCAACGCCCCCGCGGGATCTCACCCCGCGGCCGGCGGTCGACCCGGTGGCGCAGCGGATCGCGGCCACCGGCATAGGCGTCGGGGTGGCGGCCTACGGCGGCGGGCATCTCCTCATGGGCGCCGCTCAGGTCGCGGCAGCCCTGTCCGGCGTGGGCAGCGCGGTCTTCTCCGTGGCGCTGCTCCTCGCGGTGTGGAAGCTCGCGCCCGGCCCGCGCGGGAAGGTCGTGAACATCACCAACAAGAACTCGTGGGGCGGCCGGTCGAAGACCACGCTCTGACCCGCACCGCACAGTGGGGGCCCCGGCCGGTCGGCTGGGGCCCCTTCTCGTGTCCCTGAAGAGCAGGAACGGGGCTCCGAGATCTTGGAAGCCGGACGGGTGCGTGCGATGATCCCGCGTCATGGGGAGACACACATGGGGGAGAGCGGCCGCGGGCATTGCCCTGGCGGCCGCGGTCATCAGCACGGCGAGCGGCTGCGGCGGTCACACCGAAGTCGACAAGGGCGAGGCGAAGAAGCCCGCCGCGGCGGCGCCCAGCTTCAGCAAGGCGTCCGCGGCCTTCCAGGACAAGGCGACGAACACGTACCTGGACGACGAGTGCACGACCGAGGCCGGGACGTGCTGGGACAGGATGAAGGACATCGTGGCGTCGGCCCGGGTCCTGCGTAAGGCCATGAACGGCGAGAAGAGCGTCGGCGCCGACTTCTGGACGGACGCCTACGCGCTGATCAACAAAATGGAGAAGGGTCTTGAGCCGGGCGAGGACTTGGGCGTCAACGAGATGACGTCCAACCGGCCCGCAGTGTTCGGCTCCGCTCACGATCTCGCGCGGTGGCTCGACGAGCACCCGATCAAGTAGCGCTCGCCCGAGCACCACGCGGGGGCCCGTACGGCTGCGTACGGGCCCCTGTGGCGTTACCGGCGGGGGAGTTGACGCCGGGCCCGGGGAGGCGTGTTGGCGCGCTCCACGGTCACGCGGAGGCCTTCCCGGTCGGCGAGCAGCAGCTCGAACACCTTGCGCTCCCCGGGGCCGCGCTTGCTCAGGGTGGTGACGCTGCTCGCGACGAACGCGGGATGCGCGCGGAGCAGCGGCATCAGCAGGTCCAGGAGCTCGGTCACCTCGTCGTCGTCGTCACTCATGACGCGGATCTGTGCCATCAGGCGTGTGCCTCGCTGTCCGCCGTCAGGAGCCGGGGCGCTGCGCCGCTCACAGTGAACGGGACGCGGGCCGCGACGAGATCGGCAGTTCCGAGGAGCTCGGCAACGTACTCGGTGTCGTCCAGGTCCCGGGGGACCGGGTGGCCGGCGCCGGGGCCGCAGACCACGGGCACGCCCTCGGGGTGGCTGTTGACCCGGGCGAGCCACTGGGGCGGCAGGGGAGTGGGCGCGTCGAAGAGGACGTAGCCGTCGGCGTGGGCCAGGCGCAGCGTGGACGGGGCGGACGGCTCCGGGCCGCGGGCGACGGTCGCGGCCCAGCCGGGCGTAGCGAGGTTGCCGATCCGGTAGCGAAACCCGGCGTCGTAAAGGTGCAGGGACCAGCAGTTGCCCCAGTGGCCGAAGCCGGGGAGGCCGCTGAGAGGCGGCGTGTACGTCAGGGGCTCGATGACCAGTGCGGGCTCCCCCTCGTAGATGTCCGGCCGGGCCGTGAGGGACAGGACCGCCTTCTTGGCGGGGTCGGCGGCCGAGGGCACGTCGTGCGGGTAGCAGTACTTGGCCGGGGTGTCGGACCGCTCGGGGTAGTCGTGCATGCGCATGAGGAAGCCGGGGACCTCGCTCGGCGGCTGGCACGCGTACCAGAACACTGGGTCGTAGTCGCAGGCGTCCGCGGCCGCCAACTCTTCGGGGCTGGGGCCCTGGTGGGTGGACCAGCGCTCGATGATGCGGCGCGCAGCGGTGTACGTGAGGCTTTCGGCTTCGGCGAGATCTTGCGCGGCGGCCTTGATGCTGGTGTGGCTGGTCTTCGACACGGCGTCTCCCGAAAGGCGGCAAGGACCCCACGCATCCCGCCGGTGGAAGAGGCGGTGGACAGCACGAACCAGGACGGTTTCCATCGCGGGCCCTTGGGACCTTGGCCGTGCCGGGAGCGTGGGCCCGGGTAGGCGTGTGGCGTGCGCATCCAGCCGACACCATCGTATTGGACGTCGGCGGCCTGGTCGTGGAGACGCGCTAATGTCGGCCCATGAGCACGACCACTGAGGATGTGGCGGCCGCGGCCGCCGACACGCTGGTGTGTACGGCGCGTGGGGCGATCGTCTCCCGGCCGGCGCCCTGTCGGTGCGCGCCGCTGTGGGACGCAGGATGGCGCTGGATCGGCACTCAGGGCCTCTACTCGTGCCCCGACTGCCCGCCAGTCCTGATCGTGCGGGACGGCCGACACGTCCGGCCGTAGGCTCGGATCATGGCTGACGCAGAACAGGGAACCGGCGGCGAGGCCGCGACGATCCGCGCTGAACTCGATGCCGTGTTCCCGCCGCTGCGGGACTTGGCCGCGGAGCTGGGCGAGCCTCTGCTGAACCGGTCGGTGGGGTACGCGTACGGGTACGCGGAGGCGATGCTCGCGGAGGGAAACCTGCCCGCAGCGCGCGCCAAACTGGACTGGATCAAGACGGAACTGATCAGAGCGTCCCAGCCGAGCCGGGCTACGCGGCCTTCGTAGCCGCCGGGAGCAGCATGGACACCGCGGCGGGGCGGTTCGGCCGCGGCGTGTTAGCGGCCGGCCTCGGGGTTGGTTCCGGGCTCGAACTCGACCGCCTCGCCCTGGCGATGCTGGCGAAAGCCCATGAGGATCATTCGGGTGCCCTGGTTGAACTGCTTGGGCCCGATCCAGTCGCGCATCCCTTTCCAGTCCCCGGCATCCACGAGCGTGCGGCAGCGCGCGCAGGCGTAGAAACGGTCACCGGACAACCAGGTGCCGCCGAGGCCGCTCAGCCCGAACTCGGTGACCTCGTAGTAGACGGTCGGCCCTGTGCCCGCGCAGAAGTCGCAGATCAGGGTGCCTTCCGGCGCCGCACTGAGGTTGAACGGCTCCATCGGGGTGCCGCGCTGCTGCGCGGTGTCACGTTCGGCGAGGGCGTCGAGCATCTGGTCGAGGAGCAGGGTCAGTGCCTCCCCTCCCTCGGCGCGCCCGTACGCATGGAGTCGGGCGGCCTCGTCCTGGTCGCCGGCTGTCTGTGCGGCGTAGATGCGGTGGATCAGGGTTTGCAGCCAGGGCCCGTCAGATACGTCGAAGTTGAGACGCTCGGTCATCGCTACTGGCCGTCCTCGTTGTCGCCGAGCAGTTCCTTGCGGAAGCGTTCGGTGGCGTCCTTCTTGGCTCGGATCTGCGCAATGGCCTGGCCATTGGTGATGCGGTCGATGGGGAACAGCACCGGGCCGAGGCGTCCGCCGTGGGTCTGGGCGTATGCGGTGATGAGCTGGACGGTCCGCTCGGCGTCGACAATGGGATCCCGGTACACCGAGACCTTGTCTCCGTCCACGTCCACCGCGGGTTCGCTGATCTTCCGGTCGAACGTGTCAAGCGCCCGGTGGAGACTGCCGATCTTCTCGTGCACGCTGCGCCAGTTCCCATCCTCCGCGTAGCCGAGGAGGTTGGAAATCTTCTGCACGACTTCCGCGAAGTCCTCGGCGAGAACGGTCTCCCTGTCGGTTGCGCCGAGCAGCTCGGACAGCCGGGGTCCCTCGGTCATGTGTCGCCCTTCGCGCTGGATCTTCGTGACGATCCAGTCTTGCAGGGCACGCGCGCCGTCCTGCCCCGAATGCCTCAAACAATCATGTGCGCAGCCCGGTTCACGGGGCGGCGGGCTCCGGGCCCCGGAGCTCGTCGAGGTGCAGAGGACTACGCCCGGCGCAGCATCCGCGCCCAGATCGAAGGCGGAGGTTGAAGCACCGCGTTGGCGGCTTGCCCGAAGCTGCGCAGCGCCTCCTCGAAGCGCTGGTGGTTGTTGATCGAGCCCGCGGCTTCCATGACGGCTTGGACGGCTTGGACCAGGCGCTCGTCCTGGTGCCGGGTCAATGGCACGGCTGCCGTGCCGAGCTGCACGGTCGATGCCTGCACGCTGGCCAGGGCGGTCTTGCGGGCGTGGATTTCCCGGCTCATGAGGTGTGCGGCGTCACGCAGGCCTGCGGCATAGCGCCAGTTGTCAGAGCGGCCGCTGACGTCTGCGCTGGCCCACCCGCCGATGGATCCCAGGATGACGATGGCGGTGGCCCGGATCTTCTCCTTGGGGCCTTCCCAGATGATCTCGCTCGTCTGGGCTGCCGCACGGACGACGGCCGCCGCGGTGATGAAGGCGTCGACTTGGGCCTGCAGGGTGGCCCGATCGACGGCGCGATCCTGCCGGTCTCGGGCGCGGTTGGTGAGCGTGTTCGTCAGGAAGGCGATCAGGACCGCGGCGAGGACTTGAAGGATGGTGTCGCCGTGCCTGGTGAGGGTGTTGAGGGCGTTATGCACGCGAGCAGTGTTGCGGCTGCTCGCTGGCCTGTGAGGGGCTGTGTCGGTACTGGAACAGAACGCAGACGTGGCCGGGACTGTCGTCGGCGGCCGCGCGCTGAACCTAGTCTGCCGGGGGTTCCGGGGGCCGGAGCTCACCGAGGCGCAGCGGGTGGCCGAGGAGGCTGAGGACCAGGCGGCGGTGGCAGGCGTGGAGGGTGCGCATGGTGGCGCGGCGCGCGCCGAGCGGGATCGGCTTGTCGGGGCCGCGGTGGGGGTAGCCGGAGTGCTTGGTGGGGATCCACAGGTATCCGGGGTCGGTGCCGGTGAAGGTCTTTTCCTGGCGTGAGCGGTCGATGATGGCGACGCGTTGGCGCAGCCACCGGCGCACGGTGCGCACCGTGTCTTCGTCGAGCTCCTCGGGGCCGTCTTCCAGGATGAGCCGGGGCGGCGGCTGCTGGAGTTGGAGGTTGCTGACGTCGAGCTCGGCGAGCTCGCGGACGGTGCGGCCGGTCGCGGCGACGAGGGAGGCGAGCGCCGCGGTGCGGATCCACGTGGGCTCGTGCGCGGACGCGGGCCGCTGTACGGCGAGCTTGCGGGCGATCTCCGCGGCTTCCGCGGGGTCGAGGTGTTCCCCGCTGGAGTTCGGGGGGACGTCGAGGCGCCATGGCGTGCCGAGGTGCGCGGCGAACACGTTGTAGGTGATGACGCGGCTGCGTTGGGCGGCTTCGGAGGAGTCGGCGCGCGGGCCGTGCAGGGTGTTGCGCTGGCGCAGTTCGCCGGCGGCCGCCGCGGCGAGCCAGGCGTCCGCGCGCTCCAGGTCCATGAGGTCGGCGGCCGCCAGGTCCCGGGGCGTGTCCGGGGTGTTCTGGGCGTGCTCCAGGTACTCGGTGAGGTAGGTGCCGCGCAGGCGTCGGGTGCCGAAGGCGTAGCCGCGCTCGTGGAGCTCGGTGAGGAAGTCGGCGATGGCGGCCTGGGCGGTTTTCACGCGGGACAGCGTACGGGCACAGGCGCTGACGCTGGGCGGAAGCGGGTCAGGGGGCCATGAAATGGCCGTGCCCGAGGTGTTCTTTGCAGTTCCGGCACCGGAGTACGCCCGGCAGGCACGGGGGCGGGTTCATGCGGTGATCTTCCGTATCTGTTCGGGGCTGAGCGCGAAGGGCTGCCGGATGCCGCGCCGGGCTTTGCCGGGCGAGTAGATCGGCCAGTAGAACGGTCCGAGGACCAGGCGGCCGCCGTCGTGGCGCCACTCGTACTCGCGGCCGAACAGGACGGTGACGCGGCCGTGGTCGCGGCTCATGCCGCTGGTTCCTGTATCTCGAAGATGGTCTGGCCGCGCTGGATACGGAAGGCGTGTCCGCACGCCGGCAGTGTGAGCAGCGCTGCGAGGTGCCGAACGGGGACGGTGAACGGCGCGCGGGGGCGGGCGGCGAAGGAGTCGTACTGCCACCCGTCGACGGGTTCGAGGCAGTGCGGGCACCACGCCGCGGTGATGGGGCCGTCCTTGGGGCCGATGCCGTGGACGGGGCCGGGGAGGTCGATGCCGTCGGCGTAGCGCTGGATGGCAGCGGTGTCGCCGAGGAGTTCCCAGCCGTCCGGGGCGAGGTCGGCCAGGGCGGTGGAGCGTTCAGTGGTGACGGGCACGGCGCAGCTTCCTGAGTGAGTGGGGTTACAGAACAAAGCGGTTCTCGGCCTCAGACACGTCGGCCGGGTGCGGGTGCCAGGGGGTCCGGGCCGATACGGTTCGTAGCGCGACGGTTCGGTCCGTTCCGACCCGGACCCCGGACGGGCCCGCAGGGGGCCGAGGGTCGCTGTGGTGATTGTCGCTTTGTTCTGTAACCCGTCGATCCGGCTTCGCGGCCCAGCCGGGGTGGGTGCAGGCGCACATCTGCGCCGCGGCCGTCTCGAAGCCCTCGGGGGCGCCGATCAGGCCCACCAGCTCCCACAGGACCGGGCAGTGCCGGGTGTGGTGGTGGACGCCGAACAGCGGGTCGGCCGCGAGCGGCGCGAGTCGGCAGGCGAGCTTCACCATGCGTTCGAGGTGGGTGGGTTCGCTGTCGCGGCGCAGCGCCCGCCACAGTGCCCAGCCCTCCCGGTAGGCGTCCGCGGTGGGGTAGGCGTAGCGGTGGGGGCCCGCGGTGCGCTCCGCGAGCTCGTCGAGCGTGTACGGGCGCAGGCTGTCGGTGTGGGCGGGGTCGTAGCCCCACGCGATGAGGCAGTCCGGTCCGTGGAGGCGGCATCCGGTGCGCGGCGGGAAGGCGGTGTGACGGGTCACGGGCGGCCTCCCCAGTTCTGTCGGATGCGGGTGGAGAGCGCGGCCGCCGGGACCTGGTGCCCTGACCTCCGCTAGGCAGATTGCAGGCCCGGCGGCGCGCTCCGTCACCACATAGACGAGGTGGGGAGCGCAGGCGTTACACCTGCTCGCCGCGCACCTTGCGGCGGACCGGTTCCAGGTCGGCGACGGGGATCAGGCCTTGCAGGGGCAGGCCCGCCTCGCGCCATGCCTGCTGCGCGCGGGCCTGGTCTCCCCCGGCGTCGCCGATCAGGAGTTGCCGGGCGACGTCGTTGGACAGCGTCCCCTCCCCGTGGTCGACGAGCCTCACGACCATGCGGACGTTGTCGAACTTGGTGCCCGCCTTGGGCTCGTTGGCCCGGTAGACGAGCACCCAGCGCCCCACGAGGGACTGGGCGCGCTCGATCATCTGGCGGCCGGGGATGGTGGTGTCCTGCTGCGTGCGGATCGTCTCGGGGACCCCGGACGGGGGGATCAGCGTGAGCAGGCCGCGGCGGCTGGACTCCTCGATCTCGACCTTCTCCAGGAACGCGGCGAAGGGGTGGGAGGCGTCGAGGGTCTGCATCCGCTGCTCGACCTCGCGGGCGGTGAAGGCGAGCTCCACGGCGAGATCCTGCACGCGGGCCAGCCAGAGGCGGGGGTCGACGCCGGAGGCGGGGGCCGGGCCGGCTGCCTGTGCTGCGGCGGCGACGAGAGCGGTGTAGTCGGTCACGGGAGCCATCATCACCTGTTCGGGAGCGGCGAGTTCGCGGGCGTGGATGGCGAGGATGCCGTCAGCGACCTTGGCGGCCCGGGTGCGCAGGCTGTCGGTGGAGTTCCCGGCGATGAGTCCGATGATCTGCTCGCGGGCGCAGCGGGGGCCGTAGTGGCTCACGCGGGCACCTTGGGGTCGCGGCGGTAGCGCCACAGGGGGGTGCCGAAGAAGTCGGCGGCCTCGGGGTCCCGGTAGTAGACGACCACGCGGAAGGACGTGAGCAGCGCCTTCACGGTCTCTTCCGCGGGCAGGAGTTCGCCGTCGTCGTCGAGGAGGCGCAGCGGGGTGTTCTCCGCGATCCGCAGCGCGGGCGTGGGGTTGGTGGGGTCGCCGCAGATGGTGACGTGTCGGCCGTCGCAGGCTCCGCCGACGAGTTCGATCTCCATGCACATGGTGCTGCTCCCGTACGGATCGGGCCGGGAAATGGTCGGCGCCCGAAGGAGGTGTCCGGCCGTCCCTCGGGCGCGTCACCAGATAGACGGGGTGGGTTGGAGATCCGTTACACCCGGAGGGCGTGACAGATGGCGCCGTGCCCTCGTTGGATGCGGTGTGACTGAAACCAATGCCGCCGCGAATCTCCTCACCGACGCCGAGGCCGCCGCTGACTGGCTGCTCGGCTTCGCCCCGCCGGAGATGCCCGAGGATGACCGGGCGCAGTTCCGTAGCGAGTACATCGCTGCGTTCTCCGGTTGCTCCGCGGATGAACGTGGGGGCCTGGCTGAGCGCTTCGTAAGTGAGGGCGTGGACAAGCCTCACGTGCTTCCGGTGCTTGTGGGTACGGTCGCCGATGCCGCGGTCGAGTTCGGCCGGGCGTTCGCTGCTCTCACGCCGGAGGAGCAGGCCCGCACGGGTATCTCGGTGCGGCCGGGGACGCTGAAGTTCATGCGTCAGCTCGGGCCACGGGACTAGACGCGGCCTGGTCGCCGGGTCAGGCGATGATGCCGCGGCGTGCGGGGCCGGGCTCGTAGATGGCCAGGAGGATGGCCTCCGCGCGGTCGGGGCTCTTCATGCCGCGGGCCTTCATCTGCTTCTTGGACTCGACCACGGCGTGCCCGCCGGCGTTGTTGCCGAGGTTGGGGGTGGTGAGCTGAATGCCGGCCTCGCGGTCGACGCGCAGGCGTAGGCGGCCGATGCCGGTCGACGGGTCGGGCTGCAGCAGTGCGCGGGTGGCGAGCCACATCTCGTCGCGCTTGCGGAAGGGCCGCATGGGCGCGCCCGGGTCGTCGCGCTCGGGGGACTCGGAGACCATGACGCCGAAGATGACGGAGTGGTGGCCGCCGTTCTGGCCCCACACTTCGAGCATGCCGACGGCGCCGTGGCCGAGGCCGTTCTTGTCGACCTTGACGTGCACCTTTGCGGGGGAGCCGAGGGCCTTGGCGAGGCGTTCCGCGGCGTGGATCTCCTCCAGGATCTTCTTGGCGACCTTGACCTGATTGTCGTTGGCGGCGCCGGATGAGTGGTGACGGTGTTCGACGACGTCGCCGACGATGCGGTAGATGGTGAACTCGTCGCCGCCGTCTGCTGCGACGTCGACACCGAGGCGCACCCAAGCACCGCGCTTGACGGTGTGGGTGGCTTTCTCGCCTTGGAGGCCGAGGTCGCACAGGCGGACCCAGCCGGGCCCGGTGGGGTCTTCGGCGCGCTGCGCGTCTTCCACCCACGTGGTGGGGATGACCTTGCCGCCGCCGCCCTTGGGGAACTTGGCGTGCACCTTGGCGATGACGTACGGGTGGTCTTCGCCGTACTCGCGGATGGTGCGGTCGATCCAGTCCTGTGTGGGCAGGTGGTCGGCGAGGGAGTGGCGTTCCCTGGCGGGCGGGCAGTCCAGGCAGTAGGGGACCCGTTCCTTCGTGATCGCCGGTGAGTCGTAGGTGGCGATGGGAATGGTGGCGGTGCCGGGTTCCTCGGGGTTGTCGCCCTCCTCACACATGATCTCGAACCAGGAGCGTGGGTCGTCCATGGCGGGGTTGCCGATGGCGAGCATGCGGGAGTCGCCGACGAGGAGGTTGTTGGTTCCGTTGCCGATGCTCCTCGCGATACCCCCGGCCTCGTCGACGATGATGAGGAGCTTCGGGTTTCCGTGGATGCCCTGCATCGAGGCTTCGTCGTGGGCCTGCGCGGTGAAGCCGTACGCCACGCGCACGTCGTTGTTCCACTGGTCGGGGATCTTCCACTGGACTTCGTCGCAGAAGCCGGGCAGGCCCGCGCGGGCGACGCACTTGCGGATGTGGGGCCAGAGCTGGTTACGGACCTGCCGGAAGCGGGTGGCGGTGGTGACCACGAGCATGGTGCCGACGGGATTCGTCGCCCCAGCCCAGGCGCAGAGCCTCCCTGCTATGTATGTCTTGCCGACGCCGAACCCGGCGGGGACCATGACGCGCGTGTAGTGCGGGACGGCGTCCACGATGTCCCGCTGCTTCGACCAGATGCTTTCGCCGAGGCAGTCCTCGATGAACCCGGACGGGGTGTCGGCCCACAGGCCGAAGAGGGTGCCGGTCTCGCGCTCGACCTCGGCCAGGACGTGAGCGAGGTCGTTGCCGTCGAGGGTCTTGAGCGCCGCGCGGCGCACCGGGATGGGGGCGCGCAGCAGGCTGTCGGCGATGCTGGACGCTTCTTTGGAGCGGACGCCGGAGCGGTTGTCGACGACGTGCTGTGCGGCAGCCGTGGCGGGTGTCGGTGGGGTCGGGGCGGCCATGGGCGCACCATGCGCAGCCGGGGCCGCTAGTGTCCCGGGATCGGCAGGTCAGGGGCAGTATCCGCAGACGGCTGTGTTGCGGCCGCACTCCTCGGTGAGGTGGTAGTCGCCGCGGCATCCGCAGTCGCAGCCGCCCACCAGTCCTTTGGCGACCATGCGGTGCATCTTCGCGAGGAACAGCCGCTCGGGGATGGGGCCGGTGGTGGCTTCGAGGGCGGCCTGTACGTCCCAGCGCATGCGCCAGGGCGCGGCCGCGGGCTCTCCGGTGCCCGGGGTGTCGCGGATGGCGTCGCACACCGCGGCGTCGGGGATGTCCTTGCACTGCATGCGGCGGCCGCCGACGTGCCGGATGGTGGGGCGCTCGATGGTGGTGGTCATGACCGTCCCTGGAATGTCGGCGGCCCCCGGGTTCGTCGTCCGCGTCTCCCAAGCCCCGGGGGGAGTAGGGCTTGGGAGACGCAGGCGACGGGCCCGGGGGCCGGTCTGAAGGGGTGGGCGGCCCCCGGGGGGGGTGGGGGCCGCCCCAGGGTGGGTGACTGCCTTCACCGCCATAGACGTAGTGAGGCGCCCAGGTGTTACAGGTCCGGGAAAAAGATTCTTCAGCCGGTCTTCAGGGCGCGGTTGACGATGGCGACGTTACGGCCGATGGCGTCGGCGAGCCGGTACTGATCCCAGCCGTACGGTTCGGCGTTGAGGGCGCGCAGCGCGGCGTTGCGGATGCCGATGGCGGCGGCGCGGCGGGCGGAGGCGGCCTCGTACGCGGTGGCGATGTGGGGGAGTTCGGTCTCGGCGTCCTCCACGAACGGAACGCCGGCTGCGCGCGCGGCCGCGGGCTGGTCCTTGCGGGCGGGCAGGTTCGTGTCGCGCTCCAGGCCGAGGGCGCGCCCGAGCGTGCGGTTCATGCCGCCTTGCCGGGACAGGCCCGCGGCCAGGTACGGGGCGCGGACGGTGGTGTAGAAGGCCAGGGAGGCGAACGCGGCGTCGCGTTCGGGCATGAGCGCAGCCATCTCCGTGTCGGCCTGGTCGACCGCCTCACTCGCGATGCGGAGCCGCTCGTCGGGGGCGACGGCGAGCTTGGCGAACTCTTCGCGGATCTCCTCGGTGGCGCGGCGGCGGATCTCGTCGAAGTCGGGGCGCTCGGGGGCGGGCACGGCGACCCGGCCGCCGGCCCGGCGTACGGCTTCGTGGGCAGCGCGCTGTCCGGCGCGGGCGGCGGCGCGGCGCGCTTCTGCGGCCTCGTGCTGCTGCGCGATGGTGATGGCATGGTCGGTGGCGTCGGGGATGTGGGGGATCCCTGCAGCACGGGCGGCGGCTTCGGGGTCGGTGGGCCAGGGGCCGGGGGTCTTGGAGTCGACCTCGTTACCGAGGGCCGCGGAGACGATGCGGCGCAGCACGATGTAGGAGATCCCGAAGTCGGCGGCGATGCCTTCGCGGGGCTCGTACAGGGCTGCGGAGGCGATGCTCTGGTCACGCTCGGGGCGCAGCGCGGCCATCTCCAGGCTTGCCTGCTCGGCGATGTCCTCGGCGAGGGTGCGGCGGGCGGCGGGGTCGGTGACCGCGTCGACCTGCGTGGTGACTTCAAGGGTGGCGGCCTCGCGGATCGCGGCGTACAGAGCGGCGAGCGCGGCCCGGGTGCGGGTGTCGGCGCGGTTGTAGGCGGCGATGGCGGCGGTGGCCTGCTCGCGCAGGTCGGCCGGGCGGTCGATGCCCGCGGCGTGGGCGGCGGCCTCGCGCTCCTCGGGCTGGAGGCTGCTCCACGGGGCGGCGGTGCTGGTGGTGGCGCGGGCGACGAGAGCGAGCTGCTTCCAGGTGATGCCGAGGCGTGCGGCGCCGTCGACGTCGGGACGCTCGTAGGCGGCGACCGCGGTCGCGAGGCGGGTGTAGGCGGGGGTGAGCGCGGCGAGCTCCGCGCGGCACTGCTCGTAAGTGGAGCGGTGCTGGGCGACGTTGCTCGCCGCGTGGTTGGCCTGGTCGGTGCGACTCCTGGTCATGGGTCACAGCTTTCGGCGGGCGCACCCTCGCGGGGGTGCTGGTGGCAGGGGCCTCCCCTAGCCGCGCATCCTTCGACCAGAACTGTACACCATGTCAATTCGGGGGTTTTGGGTGGAGTGCTGCCGCTGTCCGCGGTGTGCGAGGACCAGGAGCGCGTCATGGTCGGGCAGTTGGAACCCGTCGAGGCGTACCCGCGGCGGGATCGTCAGCGTTGCGGTGCCGTTCACCGGGCCTTCCTCGCTTCCTCTCGGGCCAGCGTCTTGCGCCACTCGGCGCGGGTGGCGAGCTGCGCCACCGTGAAGGTGCGCGAGGCGACGGTGACGCAGATCCCGATGCGGTGGCGGCCGCCGCCGCGGACCCAGCCGGTGCTGAAGGGCACAGGGCGCAGGGTGCGCCACGAGCCGATGGTGTAGCGGCCGAACCGCCGGCCGAAGTCCCCCCACCATCCGCGGGTGGTGCCGGGTGGGTTCCTGTACAGGCCGATGCCCACGGCGAGCCCGAAGAGGCCGACGATCATGCCGATAGGGCGGGTGCGGTCGCCCTTGAGGGTCCGGACGAACGACAGGTGCGCGAGGGGGCCGCCTCGCCACAGGGCGAGGTACCAGCGCATCGTCAGCGGGTAGACGTGCGAGCAGCCGGGGACCTTCATCGGGCACCCGCCTTGGCGCCGCGGACCATGGCCCGGGAGCCGTCGGGGTACAGCGCGTACTCGTAGCCGCCGGGGTAGGTCACGGGCATCTCGCCCGGGAGCATCGGGCGGCGCACCTTCCAGCCGTGGCTGTAGGACTCGCGCGGGTGGTCCTCGAACCACGAGTTGCACACGGTGCACACGAGCAGCAGGTTCGGCGGCTGGTTGATGTAGTCCTCGCGCGAGGAGCCCATGCCCCGGTTCACGCGGTGGTGGATCGTCAAGTTCTGCGTGCTGTCGCAGCGCACGCAGCGCCCGCCGTCCCTGGTGTGCACGAGTTCACGCACGGTGTCGGTTGGGCCCGTACGGCGTCGAGAGGCCACGGCAGGGTTCTCCGTCCCGCCCCGGCGCGCTGGGCCGCAGGTCACGGCCACGATGGAGCGGCTGGAGCAGGACGTGAACATGCACGCCGCGGGTGGTTAGCGTCCCGCGGTACCAGCCTCCTCGGGTCCGGCGGCCGGCGGTGGGGTGAGCTGTGCCTCTCGGGCGCGGGTGATGGCGTCGAGGAGCGCGGCGGCCTCCGGGACGGGCACGCACTCGATCAGCACCTTCCCGGTCTCCTCCCCCAGCTCCAGCACCCATTCGGCGCCGGTGGTCTCGTCGTCGTAGTGGAACGTGCCGGGCTCTTCGTCGATCAGGGGGCCGTCGGCCTCCTCGAACCAGGTCTCCCCCCACACTTCGTCAACCGCCGTGCACAGGACGGGCAGGGGGATGTCGCCGATCTCCACGGTGGCGCGCGCGTCGGTGTCGACACAGATGCGGCCTGCGCCGAGGTCGCCCGGCTTGTCGATGGCCAGGGTCATGGGGCAGCAGTAGGGCGGGGTGGGGGACAGGTCGAGGCCGGGCAGAGCCGCACACAGAGCGGTGTAGGCGGCGTCTTTCAGGTCGTCCCACAGGGACTGCCACTCATCGACTGCATCGGATACGTGGGGCTTCACAGGCGGCTCTCTTCCGTCGCGGAGTGCCGGGCGAGCAGCAGGGGAGCAGCGCCCGGCGGGGGCGGGAGCAGATGAAGCCGGCTGAGTGTTCTTGCGTCGCGGCGTGAGGCCGCCTTGGCGGCCGAGGATCACCGAAATCGGGGGCGGTCCGCGGGGTGATCGGCAAGGGCAACCACAGAAGAGCTTCGGGTTGTTAGTTCTTCTTGGTTTGGTTCTTCTTGTTTACATGCGCTGTGGCGTATGAGGCCAAGTACGCCACAGCGCATGAGGCCAAGTGCGCTGTGGCGTACGAGGGTTTTCACCTGATGCGCTGGAGCGTACGAGGAAACCCTCATGCGCTGGAGCGTACGAGGATTAGAAACCGCAGGTCACAACGCATTCGCTGCGCGGGTCAGCACGGTGCGCAGCCATGTGCGGACACGGCCCCTCGGCGGGCGGATGTCGACGACCCCACCGGCCTCTGTCGCGAGGACCGACAGCTTGTTCATGGCGACGACGAGATCCGCCCAGCCGACCGGCTTCGGAGCCACGGTCGCGATGATGGAGTCCTGCGAGATCTTCCCGGCCTCGATGGTGTTCTCGGCGATCCGGTCGCGGTCGAGCGGCTGGAACCGAGCGCCGGCGGGCAGCTTCGACAGGTCAAGGCGCACGCTGCCCGGGGTCGAGGCGACGATGGGCCCCCATGCCGCGTCCCACTGCTGCTCGAACCGCTCCGCGGCCGCGCGGGAGGAGATCCCGCCCCGGGCGAACCCCGGCCCCTCAAGGCTCTTGTGCTCGATGTCCGGCACGTCCTCGTGCTCGGTGCCCTCCGTCTTCTCCGCGGCCTTCACGCGCGTGTACAGCTCCGCACACCGCTGCTCATACTCGGTGCGCGCCGTGCCGAAGTAGGCGCGCGCCCCACGGGTCAGCCAGCGCTGCAGGGTCCGCCCGGTCACCCCGGCGGCCGCGGCCGCCGCCGTCCGGGTCTGCCCGGCGGCGAGCGCCTGGACGACGGTGTCCACATGCGAGGGGGTGAGCAGCGGGGGACGGCCCACAGCCTTCGGCGCGCCCACCGCGGCGGCGGCCTCCTCGGCGAGCGCCTGCTCTCGCCGCTCCTCGGCCTCCGTCACCGACTTCACCAGGCGCAGGCAGAGCCAGTCTTGTGAGGGCAGCGTGCCCTGTGCCAACCCGAGGTCACGCAGACGCCGCCCGATGGTGATCCAGCGCGCCACGAGGGAAGAGCTGACCCCGGCGGCGGCCGCGGCCTCCGCGCGGGTCTTGCCCTGCTCGACCGCACCCGCAATCAGCTTGATCATGTCGGCGGTGAGCAGCGTGGCGGGGCGGCCGCGGACGGGCAGAGGCTTCGGCGTCTCAGTCATGGCGCGGACCGTAGGGAGCCGTCCCCCTTAGCGTCTCGCCGTCAGGACCGGGCGACACAAGGGCGGGCGGGCCTCCATGGTGCGCGGCAGTCCGGGGCGCAGCAGAGCGCCCCGCAGCCGGCCCGGAGGCCTCGCATGCCGCGGTTCAATCTCCGCCTTCCCTTCTCCATCTCCGTATCCCTGAAGCGCTGTACGCCGCCGCACCCCGTGCGCCTGGCCGCGGTGCTCGTCTTCTTCACGCTGGTGTGGCAGGCCGTCCTCCTCGGCCTGGAAGCCCTGTTCGGCGTCCACATCGGCGATACCCCGTTCAGTGAGCTCGTGCTCATCGCTGTCATCGCGGGCGTATGCGCGGCGATCTGCCGCGAGACCTGGTCGGCGTACCTCGCGTTCCTCACCTCCGGGTTCCTCTCCTCACAGCTCGCCCCGTGGGCCGGACTCCTGCCCGTCGCCGTGGTCGCCCTGCACCGCCTCAACGTGGCGCTACGAGGTCGCCGTGCACCGCTGGCGCCGCATGCGCACGGTTCCGTCGCTCTCGACGCGCGACAAGGTGCGGCTGTGCCTGCACGACGTGCAGCCGCAGCTGAGTTTCTGGCGGATCGCCCGGGAGCTCCGTGAGCGGAACAACGGCCGCCGGAGACGGTCGTCCTGATCGGGAAGCACGTGTACTACCGCTGACTGCAACGACGTTGCCGTGAAGGCGCCCGGCCGGCCAGACTGCACCAGACGCACGGCCCCGCGCGCCACTGGACGTGAGGCGGGGCGGCCACCGCTGCCGCCATGTACACCGCTTCCGGCGCCACCGAGGGGTTCGAATCCCCTGCGGGCAGCCGTGCGTCCTCTCCTCCCCGCGGCGTACCGTCGAACGCGTGAGCGAGACGACCGAGCCCATCCCCGACGCCGTACAGGCCCGCCCGTGGCGCACCGAGGACGGGCGGCAGCCCACGGTGTGGACGTGGCCCCGGACCGACCCCCCGGCCCTGTGGGTGCGCTCCGCCGGGCACTGGCGGCGCGCCACGGTCATGGCCAAGCAGGTATGGGCCGACGGGAGCGTGCGCTACCAGGTGGCCGTCGATCTGCTCGGCGACACGAAGGTGTCCGCACGCCTGTACCGGTGGCCTCAGCCCGGACTGCGCGCGGCGCACCGCAGCCGCTACGAGCCGACCACGGGCGTCGACACGGCCCACGAGGGCGAGATGCCAAGCGCGCGGCCCCGCCCACACCGGCAGGGTGGCGGGGCCGCGGAGGTGACGTGACGCGAATCCAGGGGCAGCGGCCGCGTCACGTCACCAGCACGACTTTCAGTAGCGTCGGCGGCCGGTACGGATGCCACCGAAACTTTCACCCGAACGGGTGAAGTGTTGG